GGATGGAAAGCGACGATTGCGGCGATTGATGGGTTGCTTCATTACTCTGAAACAGAGTCACTAATTCATGGCGATGGCGGTGCAGCGGCGGATGCCGCAATCGACGCCATCCTCGCCACATGGGAGGAGTTGGTATGACAATCACTCTCCATCTTGGCTCGTGGTTGGTTCCGGCATCCATGTCTCTTTTAGCGGTCGTCATGCTGTTGTGGGCGTATGCCGTCGATAGGCGAGCGAGTGGATATACGCAGGGGGTTCTTTGCTTTCTCGCCCTGTGCGTCTGCATTCCTTTAGTCATAGCGGCGTGGGTTGTTTTCTTCGTGATGGCTCTGGCGTCGGGAGGGAAGGTATGACACCCAAAGCACAACGCATCGCCATCGCAGAAGCGCGTGGGTTTAACAGCATCAACCTTTGGGACGATTCAAAATGAAAACGACACTTGGAACAATCGCGATTGACTTCGATGGAGTCATTCATTCGTACGAGAAAGGCTGGGATGACGGTTCCATCTACGGCCATCTTGTGCCGGGAGCAAAAGACTTTATCTTCCGCATGCAAGCTCATGGCTATGCGGTCTTCATTCTCTCAACTCGTCCTGCGCATGACATCGTAAGTTGGATGCGGACTATCTGCCCTGAGTTGGATTTCGATGTCGTCCCTCCAGAGACTCTTTTCTGGAATTCTACTCTCGTGGTCGGCGTGACGGACCGCAAGCTTCCTGCGCTGCTTTACATCGATGACCGAGCAGTCCGGTATGACGGAAGCTGGGCGCGCACATCTCTCGAAGTCAACAACCTTTTGAACCGCCATGGCCACTAAGCTTACAGAAGAACTTTGCAAGTTTGTTCGCGGCCGCTCGCTTTCAGAAGATCCTATGGTGATTGCCCAGTGCGCAATGTCAGAAGGATTGGTGGACGCGCGACTCAACTTGCGCGAAGTCACTCAACTCGTTACACGCTGTCGTCGCTTTGGCGTCCGCAAGGCTTTGCGCAAACCTCAAAAGAGGGCAAAGAAATGAGCGCGTTTGGTTCCATCATTGACCCAGAGGATGACTCTCGTCCTTCCCGCCAAAGCTTATCCGCTCGTCAAAAGTCAATCACACCTCGTCAATCCTCGCGTCGCTCTCCACGCTCCGAGGAAGCACTTGACTCCATCCGTCACGACTTTCTCAACGATTTAGACAACAAGATCAGCGTGGATGTCTCTGAGTTTGAAGCCGAGTTCATCGCTTCCAATCTCAACCGGAAGTCCTTCTCGCCCAAGCAGCGTCAAGTCATCGACCGGATGCGGAAGAAATACGAAAAAATTATTTGAAGTTTTTTGTTTACTTTTAGATGCCTGCCATCTATAGTTTCAATTGTCATGAGCCCTAAAATCTATTTCAAGCATCCTCTTAGCAACGGTGGAGTGTTGACTTTCTCTGCGCTGGTTGTTGCTACTCGTCTTCGTGATCGCGCTCCTATCGTACGCATTCCTTCTCGCGTGCGCAGCATTCCATTCCCTCCATTTGAAGGCCGCGCGATCGTTCAACTGAAACCCGAGTTTGCTCAACGCGTTGTTGAACTCCGCTAATGCAAACTTTCCTTCCCTATCCCGACTTCCGAGCCTCTGCAGCTTGCCTTGACAACAAGCGCCTTGGCAAACAGCGCGTTGAATGTCTCCAGATCTTCCACGCTCTCACTGGCTACAAGTGCGTGTTAGAGTCCGCGGAGCGAGGTTATGAAGTCCGCTTCACTCCTCAAGGTCCTAATCCTCGTGCCTGGTCTAAGCATCCAGCCGTCCGCATGTGGGAGTCTGACATTCCTGCCTTGGTGGCTTACACCCTGGATGTCTGCAAAGAGTGGAAATCTCGCGGCTTCGTTGACAGCTGCGCGGACAAGATCATCCGGTCTTGGCGAGCCTACGCCGCGTCAAAAGGACTTCCGCAAGCCGTCTTTGCCACCGCTCCTTTTCCGTCCTGGATTACCATGGAGCTTTGCTTGTCGCATCGCTCTAACCTCATCCGCAAAAATTGGTTGTTCTACGCTTCGTTGTGGCCGGGAGTTCCAAATGATCTTCCCTACGTCTGGCCAACTCCTCTCGCTCATCAATTCCAACCTCGCTAAAATCTCTATGCTCACCGTTGCTCAACTCGCGGACGAAGTCGCCAAGTACGTCGTCGCTCAATCTGAAATTCCTGACGAAATTGCTTCTCAGATCAGCAAACTTGACGCTTCTCAGCTCGTGGAATTCAATACAGAGTTAGTCCGTAGTTTCACGCGACGTGGAACCGACGTCGTCCAAATTAAAGATCCTCGTGTCGCTGCGCTGGACTACATCCGAGCCGTGTACCACTTGGATGATTCGCAAAGTTTACCTAAGCGCCAAGAGCACGATGTCATCGCGGCCTTTGCTGCGGGAATGCTCGAGTCTCACACTCTCTATTCTTCGTTGCTCTCCCACGGATTCTCTTCGAATTCTGGCGACACGCACTTCAACGCTCTTTATCATAAGCTTCTACTTGTCAGTCTTAATCTCTCGGAATGTCTTTCTGAGTTTGCTAAACGGCACACGCAGGAAGCCGAGAATCTTAATCACTTCTCTCCTACCTTCCACCACCAACAAAACTAAGTCGGCGAAAGAAATCGAAATTCGCATCGCCCTGACGGTTCGACAATTTATGAATCAACACCCTGACCCTGTGGAGCCGGTGAAAACCGGAAAGATCGTATTTTCGATCAATGGCGTCCGCTTGCCAATCGAAGCGGAGATGATCCCCAAGCTTTTCGTCACGTACATCGCAGCAGAGCGGGCGGAATACTACGCCGGAGTGGATGCCGCTCGGTGCGACGCTGCCGAAGGAGCAAACGCTTGCTTTGCCAGAGTGTTCCGTGAAGAAGTCAACCACGCGCTGCGTGACCGTGACGAGTTGGAAGACTGGCTTGCGAACAATACCAACTGGGCTTCGGAGCGAACGGACGGAATCACGGTCGAGTATTTGTCGCACGATACGCATCTGCCAGACACTGCCCAAACCACCACAAGTAATCCTAACCAACAAAACTAAATCCAACATGACACATATCGCACTGACCCCGTTCGGCGCTCAGCAACTGCGCGCTCTTCGTATCTCTCAATCCGGAGCCGAAGTCCTTCGCAAGGGAGGAATTCTCTACGCCATCTCGCGCGGACGCGTCTACGACGAAGAGACAAAGATCGCCTTGTTGAAGCAGTCTGCTCTGCGACAAAGCCACGTCGATGACTGGAGACAAGAAACAGTCAAAGAGCGCTGCGACAGTCCGCAAGCCTGTCTGCGCGCTCTCGGTTTTCGTCCGGCGCACCGCCCCAATCTTCGCTTCATCGAGTCCTTCACCTGCTCCGAGTAATCTTATGGACGGCGTCATTTCGATTCTCTTCTTTCTCAAGAGCCATGGTCCTTTTCTGCTGATCGTCGCAGTCATTCTCGTGGCTTTCACGGTCCTGTCTTGCTGGTTTTGGAGCTGGCTGTCGCAGCGCCGAGTCTGGGTGATGGGCTACAACTCCATTTGCGATCAGATCCCTTTGCTTCAGAAAGGAGACCACGTACTCACTAACCCTCCGCCTCCTTCTTGGCTCAATCCTGGTCTTCAAACTCGGTTTCGTCAAGGACAACTGGCTTGTTTGCGCGAGATGCAAATCGCAAACACTCGAGAAGAGCAGCGGATCATGCGGCTGAAAACGCGGGCTGTGCATCGTCCAGGACGAGGGTAGTTTTCCGCCGTGAAGATCGTGCACCATCTTAATCCGCAGTCCAAGCCGCGTACGTGGCGAAGTGGTATCTATCTTTGCCACTCTTGCGGTAAGTACGTCGAGCGCGAAGCGGAAGAAGGAAAACCTTTGCCCAAGTGGAAAAAGTCATTCTGCACGTCGACTGGAAAAAACGTACGCCTCTGGTTGAAACTCTCGCACGACCTTCCGCATCGACACTAAACTCTCTATGAAACCCTACCAGCGCCTTCAATACTGGATTCAACAGCTATACGTCGTCTCCGTATCAATCACCGTACTCGGAGCGACACAAAAGTGGGGAATCGCCTTGGCTATTCTGATTCCACTCTCCATCTGGCTGTGGGAGTACAATTCCAAGCCGAACGCGCCATGTGATTTTGAGCGCGAACTTAAGGATACGAATGAACTGCTGCAAAATGTGATTCGAGAGCGAAACAAACTTGGGCGCGAAATTACACGCCTTCGCGTCCGCGCCGAGTCGTCGGAGCATGAGAGCGCGATGCTTCGTGGTGAACTACAATCCATCGCGTGCTCAGACGGCGGCGCGAAATGGCTGCGCGATCTCGCGAGCCGCGCTTTGTCGAACAGCCAGATGAGGAATCACCAGCCATGAAAGAGCCCCGCCACGGCCTGCCGCCCTGTGATCACGATGAATGCCCGCCGACACGCTGCGCCCGGCTGGCTGGTGATTTCTCTCCATCGCCTTTTTCGGCGGTGCTCTGTGACATGTCAGGATGCCACGAACACGCGACAGGCGAAGTGCAAATCGGCGATGAATACATCCCGCTATGCGAACTGCACCGGAAGTCAGAAATGGAACGGCTTGCTCCAAAGTGGAGGCCGATGCCGCCACATTCGCCGAACACAAAGGCCAGCGGCCTCCCGAAAAAACCATGAGTGATCCTACCGAAACTACATCCCCCGCGCGGGCACGAACCGGAGGTTCGCTGCATCGCGCTGTTAGAGGGCCTGCGTGGTCGGCAAGCAAAGCGGAGGAAGTAATCGCTGGAATCTACCTGATCGCCGCCCTGCTCGCATGGAACGGCGGCATCATCTGGCTTGCCGTGCTTCTCTTCATCAAGGCCGCGGCGGACACAGTGTGCGCCTTAACATTTGCCGCCATTGAAGTCTGCCACGAATCGAAACAGCCCTCTAACGTCCAAGAGGAGCCATGACCACCCGCAAAACAGACTCCGCAACTTCCAATGACCACCCACGCAACAGACTCCGCGACTTCCACTGACCGGGAATGAATATGCCGATTAAGCCGGGAGATTTTTTTCTCCTTCCATTCAAAGGGCCGAAGATAGCGCTGCTCGTTGAAGCCGTGCGCGAGCGCACCGTACTTGGTTATGGCCAATGGGATGTTCGACACGTGCACAACGGAAAAATCCTTACATGCTACCTTCCGTCCTGCCACCGCTGTCCGCCGTCAAAGGCGCGAAAAATCATGCCGTCTCACTCTGGTTGTTCCTCCGTCGCCCGCAAATAACTATACCAAAACGATGACAGCTAAAGAACGAGAAGGATACGAACTAACAAAGGGAGCAATGATGTGCTTCGGCAAATACTTGTTGCTCGGAATGGCTCTCATCTTCCTTCTCGGGTTAGTGCGAAACTGGCAAGGCTGGGGTGTGGATGACTCAGACAAAGACGCATGGAACCGCTCTGGATTGCGAATCCACACCGACGCAAAAACCGGGGTGCAATATCTGAGCGATGGCAAGGGAGGGCTGGTGCGTCGTGAGTATCGCTAACATCCAAGATGAGGGATCGGCACCCTCAACCAAGCTGCCGAAAACACACTGATATGAACGCCGCCAGACGTATCTTCATTGGAGGATCGAAACATGGACAAGTCTTTTCCGCTTTTAGAGAGCCATTTGTCAGAGTTGCGATTCCATCGTTATCGCCTACATTCGAGTTGGAGGTTATGCCTTGCGTTGAAGATACCTTCACGCTCGAGACGTATCAACTGCGGACCTACGAACTCGCGGGAACTCGTCGCTCTGCTCAATATCTTGTCCTTCAAAGTCTCAGTGACTCTGAAGCCGCGCGACTTATCGAAGAGTATGAAGCACATAACTCGAGGAGCGAGTCTACTGTGAAAGCCAATACTTTCTTGAGCGTGGCGAGACTCTTATGGGACTGGCGAGGATGGACTAAGGTTGGAATTCTCGATGCAGTCACTTATCGCGACACGGGTCTCCATTTCTTTCTCAGCAGTTCATGCGTTAACTTGTGGAGCGAAAAATCACCGCATCCCGTTTATTCGCCTAGTCTTGTTACCTGGATTTTCTTCATTTTGCTTTGCCTGCGCTTGCAAGTCTGCGCGAAACTTTAACTCTCGCAACTTAGTGATACAACTTCGTCCATACCAGATTGCTGCCGCGAGCAAGTTGTCCGATATCCTTGTCAAGCATCGCTTCGCGGTTGACGCTTCCGATACTGGAGTCGGAAAAACTTTCACGGCGATTGCCACCGCTCTTGAGTTCGAACCCCATCCTCCGGTGGCCGTCATTTGTAAAGCGAAGGCCGTGACGAAGTGGATGCAGGCTCTCGCGCAGTTCCCGCAATTGGAAGTCTTGTTCGTCACAAGCTGGGAAAAAGCCAGAAGCAAGAAGAATCCTCACTTCATCGCGAGCTTTACGTCAAAAGGAAAACTTCGCGGCTTCAACTTGCGACTCTCGCGTCCAACTATCGTAATCTTTGACGAGATTCATTGCGCTGGGGGTCAATCAAGCCAAAATGGAGAACTGGTGATCGCCTGCCACCGATGCCCTCAGGCGTGGACGCTGGGTCTATCAGCTACGCTGGCAACAGATCCTCTCCGGATGCGAGCTCTCGGCTATTGCCTCGGTCTCCATCAACTTCACGACTACTGGAATTGGTGTCGCAGCAACGGCTGTGGAAAAGCTCCCTTTGGCGGTTTGTACTTCCGCAACAAAGACCGCGAGCGAGTTCTCGGGAAGTTGAACCGCATTCTCTTTGACTCGGAAGATCCCCGAGGAATCCGACTCCGCAAGAAAGAGTTGATGGACTGTGGTCAATTTCCTAAGGTTGAAACATTCGTGGAGCTATGGGATGTTTCTCTGCACGCAGCCAAGTGGCTCCAGGAAGCTTTGACCGAAGTCGACAAAGCGGAAGACGCGGATATGGAAAAGCATGACTGGCAGCCGCATGGCGGAATTCTGGCGATGCGCGATCGCCAACGCTCCGAGCTGTTGAAACTTCCTGCTCTGCTTGATGAGATTCAAGACCGTTTAGACGAAGGCGAGTCCGTCATTGTGTTCTTGCAGTTTACTCGCTCCTTGCGAGTCGTAGGCGAACAGCTCAGCAAAGACGGGATTCTATATTCGTTGGTGGCTGGAAACACGCCTCGCTCATCCTCGAAACGCCTTACTGCCCTTCCGGTGGAGGTCTTTCAGCGCAATCAGACACGAGTATGTCTCTGTCAAATCGACGCAGGATCGGACTCAATTGACTTGCACGATGTTCACGGCGGACATCCCCGGCACATGATTGTCTTCCCGACTTACAAGGCCGTCACTCTGATCCAAGCTCTTGGACGCGGAGACCGTTTTGGAGCAAAGACGCCCCTTGTCCGCCGAATCATCTACTCGGCTGGCGGTATCGAAGAGAAAATCGCCCGAGTCGTAGAGCGACGTCTTGAAAATCTGTCCATGCTCTCCGACGGCGAACTCAATGCAGGAGGAATGATATGAAGTCCAAGAGACCAAATGGAACTCGCTGGATTCGATCGGCGCGACGTCTTCAAATCTATGCTCGCGACCGATGGACTTGCGTCTACTGCGAAACACCGGTATTCCGATCAACGGCTCACTTGCCTAATGCTGCTTCGTTGGATCACATATTTCCTCGGTCTCAAGGCGGAACAAATGAGGCAACGAATCTCGTCACATGCTGCTTTCAATGCAACAGCCGTCGAGCTGATTTGTCAGTTGTAGATTTCGCCATGACGTTTCATTTTCCTAAACAAGTTCTACGGCGTGTCAAAAACGCGCTACGCCGAAAAGTATAACTCTATGAAAACCACCCTAGTTGCCACCACTACTCCGCGCATTGCCGGAGTCCAAACCGCCGACGAACTCATCGCTTATTGCGCGCGAGTTTCTAATCCTTCAAACCAACTCAACCACGAGACGGCTGACAAACTGCTGCGCTACTGCGCAAAGCATGGGCACTGGTCTGTGTTTGAGCAGGCGAGTATGACGGTGGAAATCGTCACCAGCCGCGCGATTGCAGCGCAGATTCTTCGTCACCGCTCTTTTTCGTTCCAAGAGTTCAGCCAGCGGTACGCGCGAGTTACGGCCTTTGAAGATGTCGAACTCCGTAAGCAAGGAGAGAAGAATCGTCAGGGCGGAGAGCAAGTCATCACGGAGGGACAAGCCATTCACTCAGTCAATCAAATCTTGGGCCTCATCAATGACGTCTATGACGACTTGCTTGAGCTTGGAGTGGCCAAAGAATGCGCGCGCATGATTCTTCCGCTCTGCACGCAAACGACGCTCTACATGACGGGCACCGTGCGCTCCTGGATCCACTATCTCCAACAGCGCTTGGATTCCCACGCGCAGAAAGAGCATAGACTTGTGGCCAATGGAGTGCGAGATATCTTCAAGCAGGAATTTCCTTCGGTATACCGAGCAGTGTTTGAGTTGCCTGGTGAGTAAACAATTTTCTACGCAGAAGCCACTTTTCAATTTACATATAAACAGCTGCCATCTATAGTCACCAGTGTCATGAGCTTTCCAACTAGTCTTACGGAGATTGAGCCCCTTTGCCTTCGCGACGCAGTTGCCCGCGCCGCCGAGGCCCGTAAACGAGGAGAACCGATTTTGCCGTTCTACGCAACTCTTCCGAGTTTGCCGAATTTTGGATGGGCTCAATTCCGAGAATTGGTTCATTCTGTTCTCGCCCCCTCTCCGCAAGTTCCTCCGCGTCTTTCTTCCGATGACTACGCCATGGCCTTGGCTTACGTCGCTTCGCTGCGGAGCGAGGATCCAAAGCGGAAAGTAGGTGCAGTTGCGCTGAATCAAGAAAACCGCGTCATCGCTACGGCGTACAATGGACTGGTTCCAGGAGTGACCATGTCTGACGAGTGGTGGAGCGTAGATTCTAACCGTCGCACATTTGTTCTTCACGCTGAGTCCAATCTTTGCAGTCTGACTTCTCGCGGCGATGTGGAGACCGTGGCCGTGACGACGGCTCCTTGTGGACCTTGTATGCTGAATCTTATCGCCCATGGCGTCAAACGAGTGATCTACGGAGAGTCCTATCTCACTGACCCGAGTGGAGAACACATCGCAGAGTTCTATCAAGGTCGTATCGTTCTCAAGCACGTTCCGCTTTCTAAAGTTCACGATCTTCTCTCTATCGTCTAATGAAACCTCAAAAATCTCACTCTCAGCGGTCGCATAGCCGCATCAGTCCTTCCGGCCTAAAGTCGCTGCAGACTTGTCCAGGATACGAGCCTGAAGACAAACCTGAAGGCGACGCTTCAAAACGCGGAACTTTTCTGCATGAAATCATGGAGCGTGGAAAGCTTCCTCCACAGCCTTGGCCTGCGTACATGCGCAGCGACGACCCCGAGCTCGCTCAGAAGATTTTGACTGTCGTCAAGCGTGCTGACGCTCAATCGGAGTACGAACCTCTCAAGGAAGTCGAGTTGGACTTCACCCCGTTGAAACTCAAGGATTTCGAAAAAGGGCACGCGGATCGCATTATCATTCTTGGAGTAAATGATGACGAAGAGCCCGAGCACGCCGAGATGATCGACTTCAAGTTTGGCGCGTGGGAGGTCGAACAAGTCAACGAGAACATCCAGTTCCGGGCCTACGCTCTCGGGCTTTTCATCCAGTTTCCGTCTCTGCAGTCTGTGCGGGTCCGCATTATTCAACCCGAGCTTGGCCTTGATGCCAACCATACCTTTCTCCGGGCTCGCGACTATGACATGATTGTCACTCAGATTGGGGCGGTGGTTCGTCGCAGGCACAAGTGGCTTGAAACTCGTGACACTGCGCTGCTCCGCTCCAATCCTGACAACTGCTCGTTTTGCGGCGCTCAAGCGACCTGCGCGATCTGGCAACAGCAAATGGCTCGCATGGCTAACGACGCCAATGTTCTCAGCGCGCCAGTGGTTCCAATCGAACACCTGGAAGATCCTTCTACAGCGGACGTCAATGAACTGCTGCGGGCCTATCGCTGGATCAAACCCATGGAAGAGTATCTGAAGAAGTTCAAGCGCTTTGCCCTGGCCGTATACGACGCGGGTCTCATTTCGGATGAACTTACACTGACCGAGAAAAAAGGTGACGCCTCTATTCTCGATCCGCTGTTCGTGCGTGACTTCTTGAAAGAACGCTACGGCGTGTCCCATGATGAATTCATCGCCTCATGCGACATCTCCATTGGAAGTATCCGTAATCTGGTGCAGGAGAGGTCAAAGCATGGCGAAAAAGAGGCCAAGGGAAAAGAAGCCATCGACGCCTTGACCAAAGAAGGAGTCATCTCATTCGCTCCGAGTATCCGATACGTTCAACTTCCTCGCGGAAAAAAGTCTAACAAATCCTAATATACCCACCATGCAAACTCAAGCCGATGTCTTGTCCAAGATCGAAAGCGTCATCCAGCAATTTGTCGAACTTCACTCGGTTCCGTCCGAACTGTGTCTTCCCGAGCTTGGGCTAGATAGTCTCGACATCGTTGAGTTTGCTCTCGAGCTCGAATCCACTTTTGAAATCGAAATCTCTGAGGAGCTTATCGAAAAGATGAGCTTTTTCTCAGTGAAGCAGATTTCAGAAACGATCTACGCGATCGTCAACCCACAACCAACCAAATAAACTACTATGGCCATTGCAAAATTGTCCCTGCGTAAAAAGTCTGCTGACGACGAGTCGGCTGACTCCAGCGCCGAAGAAACCCCGAAAAAAACCCTGATGAAGAAGCGCCTCGGCGCTGGTCCGTCTTCTGCCGCCGACAAGGACGACGCCGAAGACGAAGCTCCGGCTCCAAAGAAGCTGCTCAAGAAAGCGCCTGCTGAGGAGGAAGCCGAAGAGCCCGAAGACGAAGCTCCGGCTCCAAAGAAGCTGCTCAAGAAAGCGCCTGCTGAGGAGGAAGCCGAAGAGCCCGAAGACGAAGCTCCGGCTCCGAAGAAAGCCGTGAAGACTTTGGAGACCGAAGTGGTCGACGAAGACGAAGCTCCGACTCCAAAGAAACTGGCCGTTCGCAAGAAAGCCTTGCCATCCGCCGCCGGCGAAGAGGACGAAGAACTCGACGCTCTTCCGGGAGTTGACCGCTCTCCGGTTGTGTATGACGCCATGAAGCTCGGCGCCATCGACGGTCCCATCGAGTCTCGCGATCTTTCGCGGCCGCGTATCCAGTTGGTGCAAAACAACAGCACCGATCTGGAAGAAGCTGGATTCACGGTAGGTCAGATCGCTCTGGCCGGCGAGGTGCTCATCTGGGACAAGGGCTGTGATCCGCTCAGCGTAGTGCTGATGACTGGCCGCAAGCGTTTCTCGCAAAAGCTGACCGATGACGAGTACAAGGAAGGCGTCATTCCGATGACGTTTGACTCGCCGGAAGCAGCCGAGGAAGCCGGGTTCCGTACGACATGGGAAGGCGATCAACCGCCTGAAGTCGATGCATTCTTGTCGACGCTGTTCCTCGTGGAGCAACCGGACTTCATCGAGCCCAATCCCATCTTCAATCTGGAGTACGAGGATCGGCGGTTCACCATCGCGGAAATGAAGTTCGCCGGAGTCAACTACCGCTCTCGCGGCGTCGCCGGAAACTGGTTGATGACTCAGAGTCGTGGAAGTCTCCTTCCGGATACTCGACTCTCGATGCTGGCCATGTCCGCAAGCCGTGAGAAGCAGAAGAAATCCGGCAACATCGTCACCGTGGCGAAGTTCCGGAATCTCGGAAAACACAGCGATCAAGAGTTCGCCGATTGGATTCTCTCGCTGAGCTAAGCAGCGCAACCCTTTGGGTTCTGGCTACGGCCAGAAACTCATGACCCGAGCTGGCAGACCTCGGAAAAGGAGCGGAGTTCATCTTCGCTCGTCTGCCACCCCACTTTTATGACTTACATCACTTCATATCGCTGCGCGGTTCACCATTACCGATGCAAGAACTTTCCTTCTACCGAAGGACCTGTCTCGGTGCGAGCAGCTTGCTATCTCTTTGAGCTCTCGGCGTATGACGCTTCGCTTCTCCCGCTTAGTCCGTGGACTACCGTGTATGTCAACCCGGCGACTGTACGAGAAGCAGATCCTTTTGTGTGGAGAACAGCCATCATCCGCCCGGATCTATGCGTCGAAATTGAGTCAGAGTCGGACGCGCAGAGTCTCAGCCTCCAACACGAGGCTTGCAATTCTTGGACTGCTTTCGTCCAGTCCGTCAAAAAGTCCATAACTTGGATGCGGCGAATCGGGGTTCATCCACACATTCTTTCTCGGATGGCTTCGCCTTACGAAATGCGGATGGTCGAAGTGCGCACTCTGCAAGACGATTATCTCGCTCGCATGGCCGCCAGCGGCAATGCTGAAATCGCCAGAATGGCTCACACGCTGCATGAGTATGAGACCATGGTCCGAAAGAACGACGTGATGGCCGATCCGTGCGTGGAGTTCAGTTCGTTTCTTTGGAATCCTGAATGGTCGCGCATCCCTGAGTGGGCTCGAAAGAAGTACTTGCAAGCTCGAGATGAAAAAGGCTTTACTTATCTCGATTCTACTTTCGCGCCAAAAGACGACAAAGTTGAAGTCAACTTCCAAGCGTAATGAGTTCCGAGATTACAGATGACGAAATCGTGGACCAACTGCGCGGAACCTGCGTGTCAGAGAGCGAAGCCGCCGAGTCTCTAAACGTTTCGGTCGAGCGTATTCAAGAAGCCATTCAACGAAGTGGAGACGATATTTTTCTCTGCGAACTTTGCGGTTGGTGGTGTGAAAGCAGCGAACTCGCTAAAGATAGTTCGTGCACAGACTGCTGCGACGTTGAAAACGAAGATTCCGACGAAGATGAGTAAGCACGCGGCAGTTGATTTCGAGACCACCTTTTTTCCGAAGCGTAAGATATCGCTGAAGAACTTGGGAGTAGATCAATATCTCTGGCATCCAGAGGTTGAGGTCTATATGGTTTCAATCTATACCGCCGACGGGTCATACGTAGGCCATCCTCGTGAATTTGACTGGGGTCAGATTGCACATCTTGATTGGGTAAGTCACAACGCTGCCTTTGATCGTCGCGTTTTCCGGCGTCTTAGCTTCGACGATCCTTCCATTCGGCGCTATCACCCCAAGAATTGGTACTGCACGGCAAACTTGGTTGCTTGGATGGGGTGCAAGCGAGATTTGAAATCATCATGCCGAGAGCTGTTCAACGTGGACGTCGACAAAGATGCTCGAAAAGCCATGGAGAACAAGACGGTTCGCGAACTGATGAACGGACCTCACTGGCGCGAAATCTGCGAGTATGCTGAAAGAGACGCGTATTGGTGCTGGCGATTGTGGGATGAATTTTCGGTTTCTTGGCCGACAGTTGAGCGGAAGATCAGCGAGATGACAACTCAACAGTGTCTACGCGGACTTCCTGCAGATCAAGAGTATATCCAAGAGGCGATTCAACGCTTGGATCGTTGTTGCTTCGACGCGAAAAAGCAGTTGCCGTGGGCCAATGGGACTTCAGACGAAAAAAAGGTTCTTTCGCTTATTGCGGTAGCTGAGGAATGCCGCAAACTCGGAATCAAACCTCCTCGATCCACAGCCGAAGACAGCGACGACTGCCAGCAGTGGGAAGCTGAGCATCCGGAGATTCCGTGGGTCCGATCCATGCGGCGGTATCGCAAAGCCAACTTGCTCAAGACTAAGTTCGAGAAGATGCTCTCTCGCATTCGTCCTTTTGACGGCCGGATTGACTTCAGTCAGAAGTACTGCGGAGCTCACACGAAGCGAATGACTGGCGATTCCGGCTTCAACGTGCATGGCTTTCAACGGGATCCATTTGCTTGCGTGGAGCTCGAAGCGGGACAGTCTGTTAAGTCTTTGGATCCTCGACTGGTTGTCGACATGCGCCGGGCTATCTGCGCTCCAGAGGATCAACAAATCGTAGTCGCTGATCTTTCGCAGATTGAACCCCGCACTCTTGCGTGGATCGTCAACGACCGCGTCAAACTCGATCTCATCAACCGCGGGATTTCGGTCTATCAGGTCCACGCGATCCAGACTCTTGGATGGGACGAGCTTGAAGATCTAAAGAAAAAAGATCCAAAGCTTTATCAGATGTGCAAGATGCGAGTCCTTGGATTGTCCTATGGCTGCGGAGCGCCAAAGTTCGTGAGCTACTGTTGGAACCAGTATGGATATCGCATGACTCTGGCAGAGTCAAAAAAGCAAGTGCGAGATTTCCGTCGAAAAGAGAAGTTGGTGACTCGTCTTTGGGAAAGACTTCAAACGAAGCTCGAAGCCTCTGTGGGCGACGATCTACACATCGAACTCCCAAGCTGGAACACGCAGGTCTATCGAGACGTGCGGTCAGTCAAGGGAGCAACTCGCATGGAGTACACGGCCTCAATTGCCGGTGGACGTCGTAATCGTCTTTGGGGCTCCTTGCTTTGCGAAAACATCATTCAAGCGACGGCTCGAGATTGCTTCTATGAAAAAGTGACGATGCTCGAAGACGGCGGTCTTCCTACTCTACTTCCAGTCCACGACGAAATTGTATCCGATGCCATCCCGGCCCGAGACGCAAAAGAAGCTCGCGAGTTCGTGCGAGAAGTCATGCGAGCCGAGTGCGAATGGATGCCGGGAGTCGCTCTCGACTCTGAATGCTTTACCACACCCTACTATGTCAAATGATCCAACACCACTAACGCGCGAATGCCTTCTTCGGAAGCTTCGCTCTACTGAATCTGAAGAACTCACGGCCCACGACGTGGTGGCGCTCATCGTGCTTCCCAGCTTTGTCGAACGTGGGTTAGACGCAGCGGAAGCCGTGGCCGAATCCCGAGTCATCGCAGACGAATTTCTCATACAAAAACACCAAACTTCACTTTCATGAACCGCGAACCCATTCTTGCCCAAAGCCTGCAAGACATCGCGTTGCCACACTTCGTGGTTTCGTGTATTGTCTACAACCCAAAGGAAAAAACCATGCTCCTCATGTGGCGCACAGACAAAGTGCGCTCTGCAAAAAACTGCTGGTCAATTCCGAGCGGATTATTCGAACACGGAGAAACCTTCGAGTCGGCAATCTTTCGTGAGTTGCAAGAGGAACTTGGACTTGAAAGACCTCGTCTGCATCGACTTCAGTTCCACACACTCTACAACAACCTTCCTGGAGACGGCTTTCATTGGGTCGTGGGAATCTGGTCGGTCGCTTGTACTGATTTGTCGATCGACTCCGTTGTGAACCACGAACCTGACAAACACCAAATTGTCATCCTGCCTCTTACGACCGTGCACGACATGCTGAGTCTTGAACTCGAGCAACAAGTGACGGTGTTTGAGCCGCGTCGTATTTTTGGCGGAAATCTGGCTGCTCCGCTTGTTGAAAGTTTGAACCGCATCATCTCAACCTCATGCACCGTCCGATAATCATTCTCGAAGGACCAGACGGAGTAGGAAAGACTACCTTTGCAAAAGCGTTCTGCGAAAGGTTCAATGGATTTTACATCCATCTCACGCTCCGCAAAAATATGCACGCTCATCAAGTGGCTGCGTTATCTTTGGCGCTTCGCAAATCTCGCCGACACCCCGTCATCATTGATCGTCATTGGCCTTCGGAGCAAATCTACGCGGCCGTGTATCGCGGCGGATCCAATCTTCAGGACGAGGCTAAGTGGATGCATCGAACGTGCAACACTCTTGGAGTATTTACTCTTGTTTGCCTCGCCGGTTCAGTTGACCAAATGGTTAAGTCGCACCATGCTCTATCGCAAGCCCGCAACGAGATGTATGAGCCCAGTAAGAAGTTTGAAGAAGTCGTCCGTTGCTACTATGATTGGTGGCATGGAACAAATCTGCGAATGACGCACATGGGCTTCTGTGAAGAACTCAAACCCATGCGCACTCGTCACATGGCTTCAACGCTTTACGATCGTCTACAGTACGCCAGTCCTTTAGCCCTAAAAGAAGCTTGTGAAAACGTGCACGCTCTCGCGCAAGCTTGGCGAAAGTTCAACATGGAAGATCCTTTTGCTCAGCGGCTAGCTACACAATCCTATTTACTTCGTTCAACTCTCGGGTATAAATCAAAATTGTCATGAGTTCTGTTACTTCCCTTCCACCGGTCCAATCGCGTTCTTACTCGGCTAGCGCAGTATGGCGTAGGCTTCTTCGCCAAGTTCTGTGCGAAGGCGCTCCTTCAAAGCCAAGAGGAATGGAGATTCTCGAAGTCATTGGAAACCAGGTGCGCGTCGACATGCGGCATCCAGTGGTTCTCAGCCGAACCCGTCGCCTCAACTACAAGTTTATGGCGGCCGAAGCTTGGTGGATTCTCAGTGGCAAAAGAGATACGCAGTCCATTGGAAAGTTCTGCAAGAACATACTTCAGTTTTCCGACGACGGCGAAACCTTTTTTGGAGCCTACGGTCCGAAGATCCGAAACCAACTTGGGTCCGTCATTCGCTGCCTTGAGATGGATCGTGACTCACGCCAAGCGGTGATCAATATCTGGCGAGAAAATCCTCCAGTCTCAAAAGATATTCCGTGCACTCTGTCCGCACAGTTTCTCATTCGCGACAACAAACTGCACTGCATTGACACGATGCGATCTAACGACGTCTGGCTCGGATTTCCCTACGACGTCTTCAACTTCTCAATGCTGTCGTGGAAAGTTCTTGACGAACTGCGGTTTCGTAATCCTTCCTACCAATCTTTGGAGCTCGGTAGTCTTTACCTCAACGCCGGATCGCATCATCTCTACGAGAGAAACCGAGTCATGGCTGAAAGAATCACCGCCGAGGAAAATGATCTCGAGTATGATCCACTTCCGGAAGCAGGCTACTTCGTGGAGTCGGTAATCGAGGCTCAACTCGGCTGGGCGATAGGAACAGACGGCCTTCCGCTAAGCCTGTTGGTAACTCCATTTTTCAACTCGCTCCGGAACTTGCAAAAAGTTGAGTCCTGAGGAAGATCAAGGTGTTCTCCGTCACCCGGATCCTGGTATGAATAGATGACTCAGGCTATGAAGTTTCCATGCATCGCCAATCTATCGTCGCAAGACACGGAGCTTATTACTCCGTGGGAGTTTAAGCCCAAGGTTCCCAAGTTCAACACCAAGCGCTTGTACAAAGAATGGCTTGCGCAAGAATCTACCAAGCACTGTCTCTACTCGGGTTTCACAGGCGTTGTTCCGTCTCTGCGCATTCACCGAGAAGCAAATCCCGTCCATTCGATCCACGCTCTCGTCGCGGACTACGATTCTGACATTACGCAGTCTGATATCGAATCCATGCTGGACCGATCAGTGGATCTAGCACCAAACTGGGTGCATACGACACCATCCGGAGGAGCTCGACTGGTGTGGATTATTGAACGACCAGTGCTAGTTGCTACGGCGCAAATTCTCAAGAAGACACTGACTTCTGCTGCCAAAGCTCTCGACTTGAAAGGGCTGCTTCCCGGATTTGACTTCGAAAACGCGTTTCTCAATTTCACTATCTACTACGACGTCGGACTCGAATGGTGCGAAGTTGAAGGATCCTCGCTACTGCCTGCTTCCGTAGTAGAAGGTTGGATGCTCAAAGCTTCATCCAGCGCGTCCTGGTCAGGAACTGAAGTCCCGCTTCCTTTGATCGAGAAAGCAGTGCATGAGCGATTCCCTGGACGATGGGAAGGACCTTTTGAAGAAGGTTCTCGAGGTGTGCGATTCTGGGATCCCATGGCCGACAATCCCACGGCGGCTGTTGTGCGCCCTACGGGAATGCAATGCTTCACCGGTCCCTCGGGGTTCGTGTCTTGGTCACAGATTTTCGGAGTTCCTTTTATAGAGCAGTTTACGGCCAAGCGAGTGGGCGATATGCTCGACGGCATTTGGTACGATGGACGGAGTTACTGGTATCAATCGGCCGATGAGAAATGGGAATCTCGTGCCGAGAAAGAGATGATCCGTTTTTTCAAGGTCGAGCACGGTCTCTCAGCCGATCGCGAAAAAGGAGCTATTTACAGCGAGGTTGAACAAGCCTTGCACCTCGTCGATCAACACCGCCGAGTCGCTGGAGCCGCTCCATTCGTCTACTTTCCTACGGGAATGATCGAGTTCATGGGGCGCAGAGTTCTCAACACGGCCAGTGTCAAAGTTCTTTCCCCGGCTGAAGGAGTTTACGACTGGGGCGAAAACTTTCCGTGGATTCAAGCGTTCATTGAAACTCTATTCGGCGATGAAGAGCAAGTGTTGATTTTCATCAGCTGGTTAAAACGCTTTTACTGCTCGGCGCTCGCCGGACGTCTGCTGCAAGGTCAAGCTGTCTTTATCGCAGGAACTTCTGGCAAAGGAAAAACGCTTCTCTCTAACATGATCGTATCCGGCTTAGTGGGCGGTCACATGGACGCGGCCAGTTTCATGCTTGGAGGCTCAAGCTTCAACAAGAATCTCTACCACGTTGGACTTTGGACTATCGACGACGCCACTCCAGGAGACTCGGTGTCTGACCACAAAAAATTCTCCAGCTTGCTTAAGAAAGTCACGGCAAATACAACTTTTGAGTATCACGCAAAGTTCGCGGATTCGGCGATGGTAGAATGGTGCGGCCGAGTCGTCATCACGGGCAACATTGACGCCGAGTCTCTTCGCATTCTTCCGGACTTGGATACCTCAATTCTTGACAAGCTTCTTCTGTTCAAGATCGCTGACATCAAGCAAAACTTTCCTGAGAAGCATGAGCTCGCTGAGATCATTCACCGAGAACTTCCCTACTTGGCTGCGTTTCTTACGCACTTCGAGATTCCTTCTGAGTATCTCAGCGGAGAACAGCGGTATGGCATTGTCAACTATCATCATCGAGAACTCAAGTGCGCGGCTGGTGAAACCACGGACGTCGCGGTTCTTGAACAGATTTTGGATAGCTTCATCGCTGAGCGAAAACGCAATCGCGAGCCTGTGCCGTGGGTAGGAACCGCTACTGCGCTGATGCAGGAGATTTACCTGGATGATGTTCTCAAGAGCTTGGTCGGTCGTAACTCGGCAAAATGGTTTGCTATCAATCTTGGAAAACTTGAAGCGCAGAAGCGCTTTGCTCTTACCTCAGAAATAAAGAACAATCGTCGACTCTACTCTATTGGAACGCCATGAACATACTCGTCACTGGATCTACGCCTCAACACAACGGTCGTAAGAATCGACCCGGCTACATCAGCGTCACCGCCATGCTGGTCTCTGTGCTTAAAAATCTCGGCCATCAAGTTCAGAATCGGCCATTTGACGTGCACTCAGATCACGCGAGCGACTTCGATGTCGTCATCGTAGGAATGCACTCATTCACTGGACTTCCTGCAATCCACAAATATCAAGCTTGCGAGTGCATTTATCAGGCCGCTGAGGATGGGATTCCTTGTTTCTTCATGCTCGATGACTGGGACATTAAGAAAGTCATCAATGGCTCACGAGCTGTAATGAACCAACCATCGCGGATTACCAAGCCTCTCTACGAGTATTGCCACGAGTTCAAGTGGGCCACAGAAAACAAAAAGCGGCGGGATCGCATCTTCGAAGCCTGTCGCATCGTGGTAGATCCGCTCAGTTGGCCGTCTTGCTTGACTCCTCTCTATCCCGGAGGAGAAGTCGCGAAGCTCACAAACTTGATTCCGCCAGAAACGCTGATTCCGTGGAATCCAGCCAGCGTCACCCCGCAGTACGCCGGGACTCCGTGCATGGACGAAACTCGTGAGGCTCGTTGGATTTTTGCCGTTTTGACGAACCAGTTCAAATGGCTTGAGTCTCTCAAACTTGAGTGGCCAGTGCTTCACGCCGGAGGAAAAGCCAGCAAGGCGGACATCTTTCTTTCGGAAGTGCGAATCTTTGAGGAGATGTGCCAAAGCTGGGGATCGCTGTCTTGCCCCTACTGGCATCTCGGCAGTGGATGGTACCGCATTCGTCACTGCCTAGCGGTTCAAGCTGGGTGCTTGATCGCAGGGGACCCGCGTGAACTGTCGTTTATCGACCCGAGTTTCGCAGTGACGCCTCAGCAGCTTGAAAACCTTGACTTGGACGAAGCCCGGGATCTGCGCGACCGCCAGCGCTTGGCGTGGAAGACGAAGATCGAGTCGGTTGACGCGCATCGCCAAATCAAGGCAATCTTGCGCGACGTAAAAAAATCTTAAGATTTTTGTTTACATAGCTGGCATCTAGAGTTATAGCTCTACTTGTCATGAGCAACCTAACTCACTCCAATCAACTTATCGAACTGACAGAATCCGATCTTCGCGAGCGCGTACCCGCAATCTACGCGACCGACGCAGACAGCCGAGTTTCTGACCGGTACACCTTCGTTCCAACATCCGACGTCCTTCCTGTCTTGCAAGATAGCGGTTTCGTCGTCACCTCTGCTTCTACTCGGCGAAGCGGTGGGATTCATGCCCGGCATCGTCTCGAACTGTTTCACCGAGACAGTCTCGATGATCTCCGTAAAGGCCGGTTGGATGGATGTCCGCGGGTGATTCTCGAGAACAGTCACGACCGCAGCCGCCGTTTGGTTCTACTGGCCGGGTATTACCGGCTGGTTTGCTCCAACGGTCTAGTGGTCGCCAGCGGAGCGTCCGGCGAACTCAAGTCGCTGCACCTCAAATTGGACCGCACGGCGATTTGCACGTTGGTCAAAGATCTCGCGCGAATGCTCGATGCGACCACCTCGGCTGCGGAGTCCTTCCGCAAGCGCATGTTGACTCCAATGGAGAAATCAACTTTCGCGTGCTACGCGCTCGAAGCTCGCTATCGCGGATGGAACTACTACCCCATCGAAGCGAAGTCCTTGCTGGCTGTTCGCCGCGACGCCGATAAAGGAGACGATCTTTGGACCGTGTTCAACCGAGTGCAGGAGAATATCGTGCGCGGAGGAATGACAACCAACGCAGGTCGCCGCAGTCAAGGCTTGAAAAGCTTCCACGCGTCCGTGAAGGTCAATCAGCAACTTTGGGCCGGAGCCGAAGCTCTTGCTGCCGGAGGAACGAAGGCGCTACAAGTTCTGCGCAAGCAAATCTCCAAGGAGTAGTCTTCATCTTCTTCATAGAGGGTCGAGACCGCAAGATCTCGGCCCTCTAAACTTTTTTTCACTTTCTCAAAGATTTTTGTTTACTTCTTAGCAGAAGTTGATATGGTCAGAAATGTCATGAGCAAACCAAACAACATCCAAATCGGCACCCCGGTCCAAGTCAAGATTCGCGGTGAGATTGTCACAGCAACCTACGTCGGCTGGAGCGACCGCTACGACACGGGAATTGTGGAGTACAATGGCGATCGCCACTACCGCAAGATTCAAACGGACGGGTCGAGCAGCTTGTCTTCCTCGTCTCCTATCGAAGTTAAGCCAAGCCGCTTCAACATCAACACGCGGTTCGACTTCATCGAGCAGGTCGTGGACATGGTCATCGCCGGCGAAAGCAAGTCAGTGATCATCACGGGTGATGGCGGTCTCGGAAAAACTCACACGGTCATGGACCGCGTAAAGAAAGCGGGTCTTGCAGCCAGCGAAGTTTTGGAAGACGCCGATGAAGATGATGAAGAAGGAGAACGCACCAGCGGGGTCACGGTCGGCGATTACTTCGTGGTGAAAGGCTTCATCACCAGCCGCGCTCTCTATGAACTGCTCTACGAAAACCGCGACCGCATCGTGATTTTCGACGATTGCGATAGCGTGTGGGAAGCTCCTACGTCGGTATCGATTCTCAAAGCTGCGTTGGACAGCTACGACACTCGCACAATCAGCTGGCTCAGCGCGATGAGCGACCCCGACATTCCGCGCTCCTTTGAGTTCCGCGGGCGCATCATCTTCGTCAGCAACCAGAGTCTCGGTAAGCTGGATCAAGCGGTGCTTAGCCGCTGCCTCTACGTGGACGTTACGATGACGCCAACGGAGAAAATCGAGCGCATCCGCTTTATCGCTCCCAATGTCCGCCCCGATATGTCGATGGCCGCGAAGAAAGAAGTGGTTGATCTGCTCGAGGAGTTCAAGGACCGCGTGGGCGATCTCAACATCCGCACGTTCTTGAAGGTGTGCGACATCCGCAGTCGTGGTTCCGAAAACTGGCGCGATCTCGCGGAGTATATGATCACTGCGTTCTAACACACAGGTTGGAGGCTCCTGAGGACATAAAACTCCTCGGGAGCCTTCATCATTTTCTTGAAGTTTTTTGTTTACTTCTTAGCAGAAGTCGGTACTATCTAAATCGTCATGAGCAACACCACATCTACTTCACAGCAGGAAAGCCTGCTCAACAAAATCCGTAATCTCCTCAAGCTGGCTGATCCGGCAAACGGAGCCACGCAGGCCGAAATGGAAACCGCGATGCGCAAAGCGCAAGAGCTTATGGTTCGCCACGGCATCGAGCAAATGGACCTCGGCAGCGCCGCCGAAGCCTCTCCCGTGGACGAAGAGCGCGTCACGATGTCCCGCAAGAAGTATCCGCAAGATCGTTGGATCCCGCGGGTTCTGAAAGCAGTGTTCGACGTCGACATTTTGGTCTCTTCCGCTTGGCGTCATGGAGCATACCGCCACATGTACATCATCATTGGAGAGCCGGTTGACCGTGAAGCCGCGAAGATGGCGATCACCTACGTTTTCGACGCGATGACAAAAGGCCTCAATGCGTACCTCAAAGTGACGGGCCAATCATGGAATTCTACGACGGCTCATTCGTTCTATCGTGGAGTCGCTGAAGGTTTCATCCGCGAATCGGCTCACGGACGCGCAGCCGCTATGAAGCGCTTTAAGAAAGAAGAGCAAGACCGCTTCGCGATTGTTCTGGTCGACAAGTCGAAAGCGATCGCCAAGTACGTCGAGACGAAATATCCGAAGCTGCGCTACGGCAGCCGAGGAATCCGCGCGAACTTCGATGAGTCAGCCCACGCGGCCGGGCACGCAGCGGGAGCCGCTATCGACTTCTCCACGAAGCTCAATTAACGACCCTCGGTCATGGATTACTCACTTTTGCTCCAAGTGCTGTGGAAGTTAGCTCAAAACTTCTGGCACATCCTTCTCTTCGTGGGAATTCTCGCCATCGTCAGCCTGTGGCCCATCCGGAAGTAGTCAAAACGCTTCAACGCGAATTCGTCGGTCGATGCTCTTGCGGTCGGCCGGCGAATGTTCGCATCCGCACGGTGCTTGAGCGAAAGCAAATGTTCGACGGAAAAGTAGTTCCCATTTGCACCGTGGGTTATCTTCTTTGCGAAGAATGCGCGACTTCGCGATCTCATTGATGGCGCGGATTTCGCAGAACCTGCTTGATCATCTCTTCGTATTCTTCGGGAGACGCGTCGGCTTTACGAATTCCGCGATTCAGTAGAATGGTTTCCGCTTTCTTGCGTTCCTCTATCCAGGACTGACGATTGAAGGACCCGTCCGGATTAGAATAGCGCGGATTGTATCCCGGCATGGCCCGGAACGGCTCTTCTGCGAGTCCTGACAGAAAACGAGTCATCGAGGATGAGCCAGGCGTGACTTTTATTGGCTCAGATGCAAGATTTACCGCGGACAGGGGAGAAATCACGCCTGACTCGCCGTCGATCACTTCTGGAATATCAGACCCGACATCTGACAAAGGCATGGCCTGAAATCCTGGGCCTCCTGGCTTTTTTGAGTCTATCAAGCTTTGAAGCTCTTCGTCAGAGACATTTTCGACTAGAGCGGCAAAAAGTAAATTGGCCGTGACGGATGCCGAGTGGATGTTTGATACTGGAAGTCCAACAGGGTGATTGTTCAAAGTCAAGCCGTAAGTAATATCGTTAGGGTCGATAATCTTCCACACGTTTCCTTGAGGATCTGTGTGCACGTTGGATTTCGACCAATCTTGACTGCTAGCCCAATTCACTAAACTTTCTGCAAGATTTTTTTTCGGCGGACTCGTTTTGGTCTTCTTTGGTTTTCCAAAGACTGCCGCGACGGCCTCGTCCAGCGTGTCGTAGGATTCTCCTTCCTTGATACGGCGACCGATTTCCCAAACCGACCATCCTCCGTTTCGCTTCTCGATGAACGTTTTTCGCTTAGACTTAGGACTATTAGGATTAAATACCGTGAATTCGTCGATGTTTCCGAGTCCCGAGACCCCTGTAATTTTCAAATCGGGGTATTTCATAAGAAACTCGGCCATGAAATCTGCTGAGATAGAGCTCTTAGCGGCATCGTGCAGAGTATCTGATTTATGAGGTTTTCCATCCGACGTGCTTGACCCAAACGAAGTATCCTTGTGGGCTTCTGCTTGGCTCTGAGCGAGAGCAAATACTTGATCCAACGACGGCAACGTCCCAAACACCTTTCCGGCCATCTGAACGTCCCATCCTTTAGAGTCATCTCCGCTCACGTCGATAGTCTGCGATGGAGAAACTTTCAACTCGAAAGTTAAGGAATCTGCGAATCCATGCAAGTTTTCAACTTGAACATCTGGAGCAATCTTTTTCGCAGCGTTTATGAAGTCCGCCGTTGTCATTCCCGCAGACAGTTTGGGGCTTTGATTGGCTTCTTTGCTCTGCGGGTCTACCGACTCAGGCGCGTCGAGAGATTTGAAAGCGATGTCAAATCCTGGACTTGTGCTCTTGTCGAACTCCGGCTCGCTTGCTAAATCTTTCCAGCTTTTCGCACTTGCGATATCTTCAAAAGACTTGGCGCTAACGATTTCTTTTAGATACTTCAAACTTTTGTTGATTCCTTGTCTATGGTAGACGCCATAATTAAACTCAATTCCATGCGCGTCAAACGAGTGAATTTGAATTCCTGTCTTGTCGATGATAAGCGTGTTCGCGATGTCGCTCGGAGTAGTCCACTCGTAAATCAGCGGTGGATCCGTCGGACTAAACGGCTCTGCGCCGGCCCATCCCCACCAATCTTCTTTCGAAAACGGTTTGAACGCGGATAGTAGCGACTCTGAAGAGATGAGAGTTTTTTGCGACTTTGGTTGCGGCGATTTTGAAATCATCTCGGACACTGGACGCTCAACTTGCTCTCCGCGTCCTTCAAGGTCCTTGAGCACCGGCAACGCGATCTTGCGCATCTTGCTGGACACAAACGGAAGCAGTTCACGGATAGACTTCGCATTGGCTTTGAAGTCAAGCATCTTCTTGATCCAACGATGTCCCTCAGAAGCGCGGTAGTAATTCTGCAGTTTGTTGAACACCGTGTCCGTATTATGCTGCAAGTCGTAAACGTGGTCGATAGCCACCGCTTTTTGAGACAGCGTCTGCGCGTTTCGCAGCATCAACCAGCCGTCAGCGATTCCGGCCCACGCGCGTCCGCCATACGCACTGTTCCATCTTCCTTTGGAGAACAAAGTTTGCGCGAAGCTGACAACTTGCGTGCGAGTCCAGCCGAGTTTGTCGGCAGCTCGGCGCAGCGCAGCGTAACTAGTCTCATAGCTATCGCTTTGTCCCTTAAGCTCGGCATCTTCACCTGGCTTACGGTTTTCGTATCCTGCTTTGTAGGCACTATGATACTTGATAAACTGTTGATAGAGCGGATTGTCTTGAATTTCTTTAGGTTGTTTGTTGTCGAGTCCGTGGCGAAACTCTGCGGCAATCGCGAAATACACTGCGTCCAAAAGCTTTTCTTGAAGATTGGGATAGAATATCCGCTTGGCGTAGTCCAAGTCGTTTTCATACTCTTTGTAGCGAAGACCGCGAATCCTGTCCGGCGAGTTGACAGACGATGCGAATATCTTATCAAAAGGCATAGTCTCCAAGTACGACAAGACGTAGAAGTCAGCCATTGTCACCTTCGGATCATGCGGAAGATCGTATGTCACCGAAGGCATGAACTGCGGCTGGCCTTGGGTAATCACGTCGCGCCGCATTTCGGGGGTAATGCTGACACGATGAATCGGGACTTTCTCGCCCGCAACGCTCACCTTGAACTCCATGTTTTCGTCAGGAGCGATGATCATCTCCCACCCAAGATTTTCTGCTTCTTCTTTGGTCTTAACCGACAGTAAGTCTTCTAAAATGGAGTTTGCTTGCTCAAGACCTTCTCTGGAAGAAGTGTTATCTTCTTCGCGAAAGAACATCGACATTTCAAATTCTGCTTCGCCGCCGATTACTGAGACTCCATTCCTGTCAACTATGATACTCGCGGGTCTTCCATTCACCGCAAGCTCTCCAATATAGGGCCGGATCTTGTCAGAGAATTCCTCTGCTCCAGCAAAAGCCTCCCAGTCCACATCTGTAATGGGGTTAAGTTTTGGAACTTTAAGTTCTCCCAGCTCGATATCACCGCGCTCCACCTTCCCGCCCCACTGCTTGACGTATTTGGCGATCTCCTTCGGGAGAATCTGGTCGTAGAAGCCCTTCATGCCTTCGCCGCCTACTTTAAGGTCGAGGCCAGAGTATGTTTGTCGGTTGCTTGGGTTCTCGGATATTTTTGCGGCCAGCTCTTTTCCAATAACGTCTGGCAATTCTTCGATTGTCGCAGTTTTGACAATCGCGCTACTGAACGACCTGCCAGATCCCTTTGGCCAGATGAAGAGTTGTTTTGCCGCTTTGTCGTAGTCGATTTTATCGACCTGCTTGCTCAGGTCATACCGCTCGGCCTGCGTTTCGCCAGTCGTCCACCCGATCCACTCCTTGCCCGTCTCGACGGCCTCACGGAGGGCGCGCTTGAACATTTGTAATGGCCAGGTTTTGCGGAATGGCGCGTCAGGAACCTTCGCAGCCTCGTCCATCGTCGCAGGAACCACAGTGCCGAACGGAGAGATGGCCATTTGTAATGTGTCGCGATACCCCTTCTCTCTTCCCACCTGGTGCAGCTTGCTTTGAATTTCTTCAATGAACAGACCGGGCTTTCCGTCGGCGTCTATGCGGTCATTCACGCGGGTCCAAGCAAGAGCTTTCAGGTCGGAGTAATGAGCTGTGTCAGAAGAAGAGAATGGATATTGGCTCTTTGCGACGCCGCCGATTGCATCCCTGGCGGCCTTCAGATAGAAGCGCTTTTTGTCATCGTCAAGAGTTTTCCAGTGTTCCTCATCCGACTTTGAACCTCCGACGTTTGCCAGGGCCTTAGAGCGCTGGTGAATGTCGATCTCAATCTGCTCTTCGGTCGCCAGTTTCTGGACCGGCTCGATAGTCGCGCCGAGTTCTTCGACAGTGGCGTTGTTGATTTGCCTAACTGCTCGTCTGGCATGATCCTCAGTAAGATACAAGGCGCCTCCCATCTGAATCATGCCGCCCTTCATCACCTTGTAATAAGTGATCGTTCGCGATGACGGTCCAAACCCCGGAGCCTTCAACACGATTTCGCGGTGGTTATCTCCGCCCGGAAGAGTCCAGTTTGTGTTGCGAGGAAGTTCGTCTTTCCTTTTCTTTGGCTTACGAACAGGCACTATTTCATAGCCAGACTCTTCCAGAGACAATCCTTCAACTGCGTCGATTTCATTTATTGCCTCTTGGGGAGACCGGAAAGACGTTGAGTAGACATCCGACCCATTCTTCTTGACTCTCCAAACGGTCTCTGTCTCCGAGCTGTCTCCAAGAACGATCTCTGCCAGTTCAACATTTCCCTCATTCTGAAGGTAATCCAGAATATCCTGCTTCGTCACGGACTCGCGATCTTGAATCCACGGAATGATGCCAGTCCACTTGAGTTCCTCTTCATTGGTGAACTTGCGCGCAAGGGCCTCTGCTTGTTGGGCTGTAAACTTCTCTTGCTTCTGCTCTTCGAATCCTTTTCCAAGGCGCGAGTAGAAGCCATTGGCCGTCGGCATGAACTTCGGATAGGCGGAGGTCGCTTTGAGTTTATTTGGTTTAAGCACAGCGTACTCTTTGCCAACTCCTGGTACTCCACGCGCGACTATTACGTCATGCCCATTCTGTTTTGCGAACTCAACTACTCGCTTACCGAGCTCTGCTGGCGATATTATTTTTTCGTCGCTATGCGCAAAGTCGTCCCATAGATCCAACTCGCCTTTTCTACGCTTTCCTGATACTCGAATGAGCAACGGATTTTCCGCTTCTAGCGTAGCCAACACAACGTGAGAACCTAGACCCCACGTATCTGTCGTGAGAGACACGGTTTCTGGAAAAAGGCGCTGCTCGCTAGAAGCGATAATACGAAATCCGTTCTGCTGGATATCACGAGCTCCTTCTGCATTCGTGGTGTGGTACAACTCTTCCCACACAGCCGGATTTCCAGTTATTTCTCGCGGCATGAATTGCACTCGATCAGTAGTCGGTGAAAGCATCCGTTCTCTCTTAAAAACCAGAATAGAGATATCTCCAGGCTGTCCGGGTGACGCTTCGTTTTCGTTGCGGTAGGCAATAGAATCGTAGCCGTTTTTAACGAGCTGGTCGATAGTGGCGTCAATACGGTCGTCGAATCCCAATTTTTTTATCTCTGCAATTTGAGAGTCAGATAAGGGAGCTACGCTTAACCCGTGAGGATTTCCTGGACGCAGCACGAAGTCGGTGAGCGCCGCGCTGTCATCAACATCTCGTGGAATAACCAGCGTTTTTGACAGGTCTGCTCTTGTCTTGTAGACAAATCCTTTTCGGGTTTCGTGCTCATCTGCTAACTCAACTTCGGCGACATTTCGACCCAAAGCGTCATCAGAAAATTCACCGAGCGAAACAGAAAAAGAAGAAGGAGTATCGTCATACAGATTCCAAATTCTGTTGTAGGCTTGTTTGAGCGTTTGGCCGAAATGAGCTCCGTGCTGATTGGCCTCGTCAAAAGTCATCGTCCCCGTAATGGGACGTGGTCCACCATGGTACCATGTCATGCCGTTCAATATTCGAGCGACTTCCGTCGGAGATTGATTCTTCGCGATTTCAAACAAATCGCTAAATTGCGTTACATTTTTTGCTCTTTGTCGAGCTACAAAATCTCCAGGCATGAATTGCGGTTGGCCGGAGTCGGGGCGGGAAAGTAGATTCTCTGCTTCATTGATGACTTGGTCTACGATGCTCAAGTCATCTCGTCCACCCCACTCGGAATACTGCTCTTTGATACCACGAGCGGCTTCGTCAAGACGCTCAAGAAACTCTGGCGAGAAATACCCTTCCGGCGCGTCCTGCGAGATGAACTGCAGCTCGTCGATCATATCCTGCGAAGTTAAGTCATCGCCGTCGTTGTAGCGATCAAATAAGTCGGTGAGACGTTCGCGAGTGTAGTCTTGACTTTCGCCTGGCATGAACTTTGGTCCCCCCGGAGAGTCGTAAACGGCGGTCATTCCGTTTTCGATGGCCGTATCTTCAATTTCTTTGCGCTGCTTTCGAGTAGGACTTCCTTCGTAGTAAATTGTGTCCCCATACGTCTGAACCCGGACATATCCCGCGGCCATGACATCCTCATAGTCCACCCGCCGCATATTAACATACTCTTCCGGAAACACGTCAATATGATTGGACACGTTGATCCACTCTAAGTTTTTTCCTAACCAAGCAGCGCCGCGGACTCTATACGAATTGGAAATCTTTTGCTTCGACATAAAGCTTTTCGCGAGCTTAATACGCTCAGGAGTAGAGTCGTTCTCTGAAGCGGGCATGAAGTTGATTGTCATCTTGCCGTAGTCCACTGGAATCTTCTCAGCGGAGGAAATCTCAAAGGCGTTGATGCGATCCATGCGCGCGGACATGATCAACCGATCAGCCGAGTCTTGCCCTCGTTTAACTGGCAGACGACTGCGGTCTGGGTTGAGACCCTCGGTGTCTTTTGTGAAAAGGTTGAAGAAATCGTTGACGATATTCTTCTTCTGGAGCGCGATTGCTGGGTCCGTGTCCAGTCCAACTGCGCCTTTTTCGCCAGCTTGGTGATTGACGAGAACTCTATGCACGTCAGTCCAAAACTTCGCTTTGTCACGTCCCCACAGATTGAGCCGCTCGGGCTTTTTCTCGCTCCATAGATTCAGTTTGTCGAACATACGGCTAACCGAGATGGTTGTAGCCAAGAAGTTTCCGTCCTTGCTGAAGTGAAAGCCGATAGGAACCACATCGCGAATCCGCGGAGCAAGAGATTTATATTTTCCCGCCTTCAAGGCCGCTTGATACTCCATCACGATGCGAGTCCCGTCTTGTTTTTGGAGCACAGTGTTGAACGAGCGGATTCGCCGCTTCAATGAAGGAGATACGATGTCGTTGGACAGCGCATCGATGGCTGCGAGCTGAGAAGGAGTAAGAATTCCGCGGTAGACTCCGTTTCCAACGTCTTGAAAGCGATTTGGAGTTCCGTCATTCGGAGCCCGGTCAACGGCTTCTCGAATAAGCTTTCCACGCAGCCGAGCTCGCGACTTTACTTCTTTCGCAGTAAGCTGAATCGGAGTTCCGTCTACGTTACGCTTGATGACAGTGTCTGTAGAAACCTTTGCGCCCTCCGGCAGGTTAGACATATCGATCGTGGGCGGCAAAGTCATTTCTCGTCCATTCTCGTCAACCAGACGTCCATTCTGGACGCGATATTCCTGGACCAGACGAGCAGCAGCTTGCTCCAGATCCGGAGTCACTTTGATTTCTCTCAGCGTCACGCCGTCCTTATCACGAATGACGATGGCGATTTCTGTGCTCAAGACTTCAGACGTGTCTTTGTACTTCTCTTGCAGAACTCGGTTAGTGAGAAGCTCGGGAATGGATACTTCTGGTTGACGAGCATCTGAAGATGACGCCGCCTCGATCAAGGCTCCGTTCAACGAGCGAACGCTCCGCTCGAACTGCCGGTAGAGCGCCAGCATCTGAGGCGTGAGGGTGAGTCCAAGAATATCTGAGAATCTTCCAGCTTCATCAAAAAGACCCGTGGACTGCAACGCGCTCTTAAGCACCTGCACTGCGCGGTTTTTCGATCCGACGTTCACCCAGTCAGCGATTGCTTGTCCCGGAGAATCGAGGGCATCTCGCAGCGAGAATGCGTCGTTATTGGAAAACCCGGAAAGCTCAGCAAGAATCTCTTCACGAATGTAGGCGCGCATGTTTTCTTGAGAGCCCATGGAGTTCTTCCAGGCGGCAGGATTCGCCATGTGCGCGGCGTACACTTCGGCCGCGTAGTCCAGTTGATCATCTGAGATAATTCCCGGAGACTGCTGAGAAACAGTGCCGTCAACATTTTGATTGTAGCGGCCGAACAGTTGATCTCGGAGCGGAGTGAGACGATCTTGAACTTCTTTGAACTGCAGCAAATTGTGAAAGATTTCGTGGTGCAGAACCCGGCGCATATCTCCAAAAGAGTTGCGTGAAGACAGGATAGCATCCAGATTAACGAACATCGAAGGAATCTCAAGATTCTGCGGGCGCAAAGCTGGATCCACGTTGGCATACGAACGCTTTGAAAATGCAGCTCCGCGAGTTTGAGAAAGCTCGTTCGCCGTGTATTGCACCTTGTCAACCAATTGGCGAGCGAGTTGAAGCATCGCTTTCTCGGAGTCCGAAAGGGAAGCATCGTTTTTCGCCCCAAGATTGGCGATGATTGACTCGGCCTCGGTGAGCTTAGAACCGTAGAGTTCACGAACAAAGTCTATGGCGTTCTCAGCGTTGAGAAGGCGGATGTTCATGTTGGATCCTATACCCGAGTCAGAAGCCAACGTTCCGGCTTTCTCAAAGGCGTCAAGCACGATCAACGAGTAAGCTCGGCGCGTCGCAGCGATGTCCTCTGGTTTGCTTGAGGATAGCACTTCCCGACGAGCTCGCAGCGACCTGATCTTGTCGTCAAGATCGGCGTCGAGAATTCCTTGCTCGGTATTCGACTGCTGTTTGGCGATGGCTTGCGAGAGTTTCGCGTCAATTTGATTGACAGCTTCTTCCGGGTTGCTGAGACGATCAATGGCCGCAAGCGTTTCTGGGCTTGCAGACTTACGGAACCGCTCGACGTCTGCGTCGTCATCCCGCTGGCGATCACGCGCGTCAATCTCAAGAGCCGTATCCAACTTTTGGCGGAAAGAAGTTTCAGGATCAAGCGCGACCTCTGCTTTTCGAGCAAGATCGGCTCCCATGGACACACCGATGCCATATCCCGAGCCAGCTTGGCGCGCGAGGTCTTCAGCATTCTCAATGTCCGGAAGCGCGAGCATGACGCCAAGCACTGCGCCATTCACTCCACTCTTGTTCAAGGCCCCCGACTGACGAATCACCCAGTCAACAGTTCGCGCGCGGTTGCGTCCGCGAGAACTTCTCTGAACTCGGCGAGCAGACTCTTCTGCGAACTCTTCAGGAGTAAGCGTCTTTTTCGACTTGTCAACGCCCGTTCCGAAAGCCCTGCGAGTCCAATCGGCTGAGTCCGCATCCGCTCCTACCCGCTCAATCAGCCCTTTCCGTCCACGAATTCCGATGTCGTCGATTTGTCTTCCAAGGTCTCGCATGAAACGCCCTGGAACTTCCAGTGCTTTCGCGGGAATATGCGTTGCCATGGAGATAGGCGTATGCATCCCGGCGATCCAAGAATCTCGGCTTCCGGTAAGCCACTCGCTGAAGTCTTGAGACTTGACTCTCGCGATTTCCCCGGTTTTACGAAGTCCTGCTCCAAGGGCTTCAATCGGGTGCTTTCCGAGCACGACTGGCTTCAATAGAGCCCGGGATGCCACATCGCCCACGGTCTCAATGGCCGCCGTAGTAGCTTGTGAAAGTGGACGCACGGCCGCTGCAGGAAGACTCAGCGGAGAAAGAATTTCGCCAAGATCGGAGATTGACTCAGTTGGAACGATTGACTGCGCAAGTACGAGATCTTGGTAGGCCTGTTTAGCTTTCTCAGCTTCCTCAGGACTTGCGCCTTGAAGCTCGGCCGCTTTTTGTGCGGCAGCCTGCAACAGCGGATTCTGAGAAAGCAGTTCGGTCGCGCGATCGGGATTCGAAGCGGCGCCCTGCTGCTCCGCAGTGCGCATGATGTCGCGAAGTTGATAGTTCTCGAATGATTTTTCCTCAGACTGCGGCTCGAGTGAAATAGGACTCGGAGCTCCGACAAGAGCAGAAGCGAGAAGTCGGGCAGTGGCGGTCACGGGGCCTCCTTGCATCGCGACGTCCAACAGCGGCGATCCCCCCGGAACTTCGCGCATTCTATCGCTGGCTGTAGATCCGTAAAGCGAACCGCGAACGCCGGAGTTCGCTGTTTCTTCGGCATCTTTAGCCACGCCTGAGGCGACAGACCTCCACGCTTGATTGAGCTGCTTTTCTGCTTCCACGAGCTTTTCAGGCTTAGGTGTCTGAGCTGGCGTAGTCGCGCCGAGAACTTCACCAGACGCCGGCTGCGGCTTTTGAAAGCTTGACGCCATAGCTTCTTTTCCAAAATTCGCGGTGGCTCCGGCTAACTCAACCGCTCCTCGAGCCATACTTCCGAGCTGATCGACAGCCGCAGCCGCGAAAGTAGGAAGTTCACGAACGTCAATCAGTGGACGGGAGCGATCGTCCTCGAAAAGAAGTCGAAGTTGATCTTGAGTGAGAGTCTCACCGGCCAGTTTACGCTGGCGCAGAGAATCGACGTTTCGGTCAGCTTTCTTTTGTTCGTCCTCCAACTCATCGAGAATTTGCTTTTTGATTCCCGAAGGCTTTGCTGCTTCTGCTTCGAGCTCAGCTGCGATTTCGTCTTTGATCGTTTTTGGAGTTTTAGGCTTCTCGCTTTCAAGCTCCCTTGCGATTTCGTCTTTGATGCTCATAGCAGAATTAGCGGGATTGGCGCATAAGGTTTTTCAGCTGCTCGCGGGTTTGAGCAAACGCAGGATCTGAGCGATCCATTTTTTCAAGGCGCTCAGCCAAGGCGTCAATTTGACGTTGACGATCTTGCGATTGCTGACTTTGCAAGTTCTTAAGGTTGGACGTAACAAGTTCCACGAAGTCTTTACGCGCTTTCTGGATTCGTTGGAGATTTTCTTTGAACAGGCGCGGAGAGAGTGAAGGACTGATCGAGCCTTCAGCGGCGGCCAACAGCGCCAGTTCTTTTTCTGAAATCGCGCCAAGTGCTCCTCCTGTTGGAGAATTACGGCGCATATCGGCCAGAGTCTTGAACGCCACGTCGGCCTCGATGTTTTCGATGAGCTTGCGCACGTCGTTAGCTCCAGTGTCAAAAGGAACTTTTGCGATAAAGTCAGACATGCGCCCCACGGCTGGCAATTTCGACTTGTTCACCAAAGCGACTACTTTGTCGATGTCTTCCACTGCACGAGTTGCTTGAGCAAGACCAGACTTGAGTGACTCGATTTCGCGCTCGGTGTCCGTGTTCGCCGTATCCGGCTCAAAGCGATACTGAACCTGGCCTTTCGCGTTGGTTTCAGCGCTCTTGATGCGGAATCCTTCGGGAACTTCCACTTCCGTGGCCGACAACGGAGCTCCCGGAGATTGTAGCCGAGCAGTCGGAGTCTTTTCCGCTTCTTCAACTCGCACCTGGCTCTCTGGCAAAATCTGCTGAGTGACGCGGTCCACTACCACGCTTCCGCCGTTCTCCACGTTCATGCGGACAAAGCGACTTGGAGCTTGCGTTTGCTCCTTCTGCGCTTGAATATCTTCACGCTGCGCGCGGGTTTGCATGCTTGACATCCGCTCTCCGAGATTGATATCGCGCACGGCCATCAACGGAGTTTCGTTGTACGCTCCAACAAACTCTTCAACAGGAGGAACTAAAAGATCAGCCAGTGGAGTCCGTCCCTGGAAAGCGCCGCTTGAGTCAATCGATCGAGGCGTTGTGCTGATTCCTTGTTTTGAGGGGTACGCCGTGTCAAACAGCGGAAGATCGGGATCGACGTCTGTCGTCAAAGAACCGAAAGGTTCCATTGAGGATCCAGCATTCTTTTGGCGAAGAACGTTGACTTCTTCTTGAGCTTTCTCCGCTTCGATGAGTTCGCGATTAAGCTTAGCTTGTTCCAAAGGAGTAAGAGGCTTTTCTTCGCCCGCGGTTTCGCGAGCTAACTCCAACGCTCCGCGAGCCGCGTCAATCTTTTGCTGCTCACGCTTAAGATTATAGTCTTGCACTCCTTTGACCGTATCGACCAACGACCCGGCTCCGATGCGGATTCCGCTCAACAGCGACTCCAAGCCTGCGATTGACCCTTTCGCCAGCGAGTCAACCCCAGATTCAACTTGAAGAGCCGGCGTAGGAACGAGAGTGCGTCCATCAACCAGGGCCAACGGAGAAAGCGAAACCGTTCGCGGAAGAGCAGCTGTTGAAGGAGAAAAGCTGAACCCAGCCATGTTAGTACCCTCCGAGTTTGATTCCGCCGGGACTATAGAAAAGATTTCCGGCTTTCAGTGACTGGCCAAAAGGCGAGAGACCTGGAGCGTTCTTGTCTGCCACGGCCATCTTAGCTCCGGCGGCAGAAGGAATCGAAGTTCCCGGAAGGACGCCCGTAGCTTGAGCGGCTGCGGCCTGAGAAGAAGCATCAAAGTTGGTTTTCGCAACCCGATCTTTTTCTTTCTGCACGGAGTCGAAGCGCTCTTGCTCGCGCTTGGCTTCTTCAGCTTTTCGGGCCGCCTCTTCTCGAGCTCGCTGCTGCTCGAGACTGCGCTGCAGCGCCGCTTGTTGCTCCTGCTGCATTCGACGTTGAGCTTCCATTTCAGCCTGCCAAATGGACATGCTGTTATCTGACGAGGTGTTGCGCCTCTCGTTAGACTTCTTCTTTTTTCCGCCGCCTCCAGATCCGCCCATAGTTTACTCCTTGCTAGTTTGAGTTGTTGGTTTCCACGAAAAGAGAGGTCCTAGCTCAGAGTCTACGCGCAAGTTGCAATACGCGGCCGAAGGAGATTCCCATGCCACCAAGTCGGGACGATTGACGACCTCAGTTTGATACTTCGGGCAAAACACGGAAGAGGGTTTTGACGGATCCACGCAGCGAAAGCAAGCCGAGTAATAGTCTGAGTTGAGAGTCTTATCCGACTTGGTTTGACCGGAGGCCGCGTCATAGCGGTTTTCATCGAGAGGAACATCGTACTGCCGAGCGTATTCAAAAACGTCTTCATCCGTCCAGTTCCTCAACGGGAAAGCAGCCGCGGCTCCCAGAGGATTCTGCACAAACGATACGCTGAGCGGAATATCGCCCGAACACGGATCGCTATCCACGGATTTGTGGCCGTGGAACATACAATTCCAAGTAAAGTCGAAAGATCCTGTCGGACGAGACAAAAAAGAAGTCAGACCGCACAAAAACGAACTTTCGACTCCAGGCTCTGTAGTTCCGCGCGCCAGGGTGAGATAGTCCGGAGATGGAGAAGCGAAAGAGCTGATTTGATACTTCTGAAGAACATCCACACGCCCATTGCCTGCGCAAAGAGAAATTGACGACGGTGCGTAGTCATAGGTCTCAAGATTCCACTCTTGAATCAGGCGGAAAATAAACTGCAACTTGCGCGGATACCACGGTTCTTTCCAGCACACGACTGGAAGTTCAACTCCAAGGCCGAAGCGAAGCAAGTGCAGCATGACGGTCGAATCTTTTCCGCCGCTCCAAAGAACGCACGGACGAGTATTCTCGCGAAGCACTTTTTCGCAGAAATCCAAAGTGGAAGAAACTTTTGCGGAAAGAGCGTCCATAGTTTAGAAAGCCAGCAATCCCGCACCCGCTAAAGAAGTTCCTCCGGCGATCAACGAGCCAGTAAGATTTCCCGAGTTTGAAAGATTTGCTCCAGTCATCGCGTTTGTAGCTTGCGCATTTCCCGATCTACGAGCTGCTTCAAGCTGAGCATTGTTCGTGCGACGTTGCGTCTCCATCTGCATGGCTTGTTGAAACGCGTTGAGTACGTTTGAAGCGTTGTTGCCGAGAAAGCCAAGTACCTCTCCGCGATGAGAGTCTCGGGCATCAGCGTTGGCGGACCGGACGGCCGTCATGTTTGAAGCAATAGCTCCCGGATCCAAACCGGCGACGGGACGAGGAGTCCCTGCCATGATCGAAGCAGCCTTGGTTTGAATTCTATCACGGTCCGCGATAAAGTCACGCCTTGTCCGGTCTGCGAGCGAAGAACGTGCAAATCCAGAGCCCAAGCGAGTGCCTGTGGCAATAGCGTCTTCCAATCCTTGACGCACCCAGAGGTTCGAGAGTTCGGTAGAAGGTCCGCCTTCGAGCTCGGACAGCACTTCACGCGGAAGTTTCTCACGCATGGTGGCCACTTCGGGATTGAGTTGACGGTCCAACTCTCGAGACTTGAGTTCATTCACCAGCGACTCGCGGGCCACTGCTTTCTGCAGCGCATCGGTATCCGCAATTCTGAGTTCAGGCGGAAGCGCGATGGCCGCATCAGTGAGATTGCTCGAAAGTCGCAAAGCTTCAAGCAACCGAGAATTGTATCCTTCAAGAGGATTGACTTCAACCGGTTTTGCGACAACTGGTTTGGATGACGATGTTCCGCCCATAGTGCTTGGATATATTATGACTCTGACAATGAGTAAATCTCCCGCTTCAATCGAGTAAATCCAGCGGATTCAATCATTTCAGTGGGAAATGTGGAGCGATCAGCCGCGAGCGGAACTCCAATCAAGCCATCGCCAGCATTCTGAAACTGACAGTGAGCTCTCCAGCTCTGAAGAACTTCTACGACTCCGCGAGGAGTAGTCAGCGCGGGATGAAACGCTGGAAAAGCAATAGGGACGTAGAGAACGTCGGCGTAGCCAAACACTCTGCCCTCTCGCTCGAAGCAAAACACTTTTCCATTCCGCATAGGGTGAATTTCGTGGTCGAAAGTGCGCGCAAACTGCTGGAGCTTTACAAACTCAGGAGTATACGTTGGAACATCGCAGATTTTGGTTTTCATGGGAGTCGTTGGATTCTAAAGATTACCGGAGAACTTCCGGCACGATTGTCAGTATATGGATTGTCATACACACTGATTCCTAGCGGTCCGCCAGAATGATAGAAATCCATTGTTGGCTGAAGAGCTACCGCGGACAAGGCTTCGGCTTCAGTAAAGAATCTGGGCGTCTCGTACCAGTTGATTCGGCCGGTCATAGCCGTAGGAGTTTCGATATCTGTGTAGGTCGTGAGAAGTTGAACTCCGTGCCGTCTTCCGCCAGAAGGAGAAAAATGATTAAGACCCCAAAAACTGGTCCCAGAGAAACCTACGACTCCTCCTATCCACGTCGCACGATAGTTTCCTGCCGGAGCGCTGAAATACCACCAACTCGGATTCCATCCAAAGATATCCAGAACCACGTCGCGGAATTCCACCCACGGATCAACTACGAAGTCAGGACGGATCGGAGGAATCACGGGCTCAGTTACTTGAAGCGACTCGCTTTCGACGTTCTCAAACTGAGAAGCGGAGCTAGCAAAAGTCTTGTCAAACTCAAGTTGTTCAAGTGTCGAGAGCGAGGCATTGACGAGCGCGCAAGGAAGGCAATCCGACGACCGAGACTGTTTGACCGGAATAGACGAGTAGAGACTCGGAGTTCGGTAAGATGATAGCGGGCTTACGAAGCTTGAAGTTGTCTTAGAGAAGACCGCGTTAGAACTTGCCGCAGGCATGAGTTAAAGAATTGGAGAACGAAAAAGACGAAGAACGCCGTTTGCGCTGTATGATCCTCCTCCGTTGTAGAGAGTAAGCGTCCAAGATGTATTGGCCGGAATGAAAGCCAGAAGCGTCGTTTCTCCGCCGTTAAGTAAACCCGCCACGCTGTAAGGTTGGCCGTCAATCGATCCTGCGATGGGAGGAAACACTACGCGTTGACCGTTGATTTCGAGATTGTTGTCTACCGAGGCCGGATTGTCGGACGGACTGTAGATCCAGCGATCAAATGGAGCCGGAGGCAAGGAATAAACTCCATAAGGATAGCCCGGAGGATCAGTAAATCCTCCTCCCGGAAACAGAGGCTCCAGAGCGATTTCTTCATACGGCTGAAAAGCTCCATCGGGAGGAACAGCAGGAATTTGAGGAAGAGTCGAAGACACACTTTGAGAATCTTGTCCTTCAAAAGCACGGGTAGAGGGAGTTTGAGCCAAAGTAGTGATAATCTCACGGCTAGAGCTTGAAGAAATATCAAGAACGGCACAAGAAAGACAACGAACCGCCGAAGAACGCAACAGTGGAATCGAAGAGTACAAAGACACTGGCAAAGTTCCACTCATCGGGCTAAGAAAAGCGCTCGGAGCTGTCTCGCTGAAAGAAACGTCTTTAGAAGCAGGCATGCGTAAAAATTATGGACACGGAAGCAAGGCGGCGACCGCTTGATTAGCAAGACTTTGGGCCACAGAATCCGCATCCGCTTGACTGATTGCTGACCGGTGACTTCGAGTCGCCGTCGCGGCGGTGAAAGACGAAACGAAAGATCCAAGCTGCGTGATTTTTGCAAAATACGGCGACGGACTCGTGATAACCGTGGTGAAATCGCCGCCAATAAACAAGAATCCGCTGTCCGCGATCTCAATTGCCCGCACCGCGCCATTGAGAACGTACAGTCCGGAGTTGAAGGCCGCGTTACGAGAGCCGTTTGAATTCAAACGCACCATGCGCTGAACCGCTGCTCCTCCATAAGTCGTAAAAGATCCTCCAACATAGATAGAAGTGTCTACGCAGCGCACCGCATGGACATCCGCGTTGAATCCGAGTCCGGTGAACGTCCCATCCACAGTTCCAGAAGGATTCAAGCGCACAATGTCAGCTCCCGAAGCAATTCCGTCGGCCGCGAGAACTAACTTTCCGTCTGGTTGAACGTCAAACCCGATAGACTCGGACACCGGAAGAGTGAACGAGTACGGGGTAAAAGAAGGATCCGACGATCCGTTAGAAAGCAGGCGAACGACTTGTCCTCCCGTAGGAGAAACTTTCACCACGGCCACAATTTCTCCGGAAGGTAGAACTGCCAGTTTGAACACTCGTGAGTAGCCAGAAGGTGGAGTGAAAGCGCCGTCAAGTTGACCAGTGATGCTCAAACGGCAAAGTGCAGAGCTCAACGAAACTCCACCGTAAGAAGTAAAAGATCCTCCTACGAGTACTTGATTGTCCGGTTGAATCGCCAGACAGAGTCCTTGACGAGTGGATCCAAGACCAGTTCCAGTTTGAAAAGTTGGATCGAACTCGCCAGAAGGAAGAAGACGAGCAATTCCTGCGCTGATCGAACCGTTATACTCTGAAAAATCTCCGCACACGACTACCCGGTTTGAAAAGTCAAGAGCCACTGCGCGCACGACGTCGTTGAAAGCTGTTCCGACGGCGAAAGGAAGCAGCCGAGTTCCGTCTGGATTTCGAGCAGCCACTCGAGCTTGCGAAACAGTGCGGTCGAGGGTGAACTCACCTCCTAGAATTGCATTATTTCCCGCGCGGTAGGCGATAGAAAGAACGGAGTCGTTGAGCGCCGCCGTGCAACGAGTGTCGGCAATCTTAGTGGCGTCCCAGAAACAAGGATACTGTGTGCGTAAATAGGCCGCTTGATTCTGAGCAGACTCTGTGGCGGCGGACAGAGCCCGCGCGTCGGCATCCTCTTGCGAGATTTTTGAGCGGTAGTTTCCTGTGGCCGTCACCACGATCGCTCCGGTCACTGACCCCTCATCGCAAGACAGAGTTTCAGTGAAAGTTTGAGAAGAGGTCCAAACTTGACGCGACACGGCCGAGTACAATTGGTCGGACGGAACGAATTTAGGATCCCGATCAAAGGCTTCGCTGGACCCATCCTCGAACACCAGACATGCCTTAGATTCATCCGGAGTGCATTGGCCATTAGATTTCTCAGGATACGCGCTCAAGAACACTCTCAGGGACTCGAGAGCGGCTTGACCGCACCATCTCACGAGCAAAGAAAAGGCCTTGTCGATGTTTTCTCGCTCGTGGGCCTCACAAGTACCGCAACCTGCTTGCGAATTTGAAACCTCAGTAGTCAGTCGACGACTCTGCTTGCGCAAGTCTGAAAAGTCATGATCGTCGCCAGAAGGAAGAAGTATTCCAGCGCTCTCTTTGGAGACCGGGGCGATGATTTTTTGACAATGGATTTGCTTGTAAGCTCCTCTACGCCCACGGTAGTCGACTCGAACCGACACGTCATCGGCAAGCTCCATGAAATCCAACTGAGCGAATTGAAACTCTTTCAGATCTTGCCCATCGCCGAGCAAACGAGTTTCAAACTCGCAGAAAATAGGCTGCTGATACTCGGTCAACGTGAAGTCGTCGTCCAGCTCGAAGAAAGAATCTTCACGCTCAGGCATGAAAGCTTCCCAGACATGGTTATGACTTCCATCGGACAAAGCTGCATAGTCAACGGAAGCGGCGAAGGCTCGACGGCGTCCTTGGATATTTGCTGAAGTCCACTGCACAGGACGAATTCCCGTCCACACAGAAGACCAAGCAGGAATCTTATCGGATGTCGACTCAGAAACCGGAGAATAGTCAAGCACGAAAGTCTCGGCATTGAGACTCTGACGAACGGGCATGGACATCAGCAGATAGTTCTCGAAGCTAAGGCCACAAATTCCTGAGCGGTCTTCACTGAGAAATTGCTTTGAGAAAGCCATCTCGGCGTCTTTGAAATTGACTTGGCTGGTGAGTTGAGATGACGCGACGGCGTCAGAGGAAACCAATCCTCCCGAACTGTACCACCACATGAGACCCGCCTGGAAAACGATGCTTCGTCCAGCAATGCAACCGGTAGAAGGAAACAGCATTGACTGAAAATCTTGAGTGAGAGGCCACTGCGACCGATTACGAATACCCGACCGGAGAATTTCGCTGCGCTCTTCGGTAAACACTACAACGACTTCCGAGCGACTGTCACTCGTGAAGGAAGTCAATCCTGTCACGGGCTGACGGAAAGAAAAATCTCCGCGACCTTCTCCCTGCGTTCGCTCGGTAAACTTCAAAGGATCAAGAAGATCGGACGCGATCACCAACTTATCTCGAGCGATCCACAAGCGACCCCCAGAAAATGACATCCACGTCCCACGAGGAGTTTCCAACGATGGCGCCGACTCGTCAAGATGCCGAGAAAATTCGCCATCCCAGAAAGCCGACTGGGATACTCCGTCCTGCATGACGAGAACGTTGTAGGTCGGAACGATTTGAATGGTTGAGTCTGCAAGAGTTTGAACCGTCTTCTCGCAATCGCAAAAATGAACCATCGGAGCCAACGGATTGAATTTCACGTTGGACAGGCGGAACTGACGCCAATCTCGCGGTTGCGCAAGCGGAAACGGAACTGCGTAGACATAACCATCGACTGCGCAGACCAGATAGTCAACTTCAGTAGAATTCTTGGTGACTCGGAAATGAGTCATTCCTTGGAGATTACCTTCCGGAAGGATGAGCTTCATCGCGAATCCTGGACGAGTCTGAGCAATTCCGCCGCGATTGACAATGTTGACCGCTCGTTGATACTGACCTTCAGGAAGCAACCAAGGATGACGAACCGTGTTCATCCCGGCGATCCATCCGGCGTCAACCTTTACCGCTTGGCCTGATTCGATGGTAGGAGACCGCATGTCTTAAGAAGTTAGTCCATCCAGTCGGATGGATTGGTTGTGACGTCTTCGTTGATCTGCAACGGAACGGTTCTCGGACCGTCAATGGCTCGATTTCGCTTGTTGAGATAATCAACAGCCTGCACGCGATACCGTTCTGCCTCGTCGTAAAAGTTCTTGAACAGAAGATCCTGAGACTTCACCATCATCACTACGGCCATGATCGAGTCAAGGTTGATGAAGTCTCGCTCAGACAAAGACGAAGAAGCCCGTGCTCGGTAGCGCATGCGAATGGCCTTGGCGTTATTCGCAACTTGAATCCGACGATAAGACGAAGTGGTCTCGAGCGGACGCATGTCTGCGATAAGCGTGAGATTGTCGCTGCGCTGAGTATCCCACGCATAAACTCGCACATCGCCCGAGGAACTTGGCTTCTCAACCCGGTCGACGGAGGCTACGCTGATCCACGGTCGAAGATGCGTTAGTCTCAGAATTCCAACTCCCGTCGAAGTCAAAGACACTCTCCCCGTAGTGGAAGGAGAATTCAGAGCTTGGCTTTGACTGGCGTAGAGCTCAACTTCAGATATCGAAATCGGGCGCACGAAGTAGTCGGTAGAAACTTGCAGCGGAGTGCTGAGCGTGTCCGTAGACTCGACTTGAATCTTGTCTCCCGCTTGGAAATGGTGCTGCGTAATTTCGAGCGAGGTCGAAGGAGAAACCGCAAAGTCGCGAGAAATTTGAAGAGTGTGAAGTCCACTTCCAACGGTCGTAAAGTCGATAGGAGTTCCAGCAGAGTAGACCTGCAGCTTACCGTCGACCAGCGCAATTTCGTAGTCCGTGTTGGCGACAAGCGGAGCAGGTAGAGTTCCGGTGGTGCTAAACTTCGCAGAAGTAAAGTTCTCAATGAACCCCGGAACATCGAGCGTGAGTAAGCTGTCTCGCGGAATAGCCGACACCGCTTTCTCCGTTGAGAGGAAAAGATCGCCGGCTCCAAGAGCTACCGCAGAAAGTCGTCCGGTAGTTGACAACAGATTTGTCGCGTTGGACAAAGTGTCGTAGATTTCGACGAGCGAAGAAGACAGTTTGCGCAAGTAATACAGCGTGGTTCCGTCAACTGGAGGAGAGACGGTCGGGAACGCTCCTTGCGTGTAAAACCTCACTGCTTGTCCGGTTGAATACGAAGCTGTGTCGGTCTTCCACTGAGGCTGAAACCCGACAGAAAACGAGCGACTTACCACTAAGAAAAGTTGCCCTGATCCAAGTGAAGTGAGATTGATCGCTTCCGGCGTAGTGGAATTCAGCGTGAAGGACGTCGCGGACATCGGGGCTTCGGCTCGATAAACGGTTCCTTGAGCCGTAGGAGCTGGAAGAGATCCATTCGTGGTCAGCGTGACGAAACTTCCGCCGGCCGCGATGATTTGAACCGCAGGAGCAGAAGTGTACCCCGTTCCTCCAGTGACGACTTGGATGGACGTTACAACTCCACCAGAGACGATCGCTTGGGCTGTAGCTCCGGTCCCTCCTCCGCCGGTCAACCGGACGATAGGAGCGGCGACGTACCCGGATCCTCCTCGGGTTACTGCAATGCTTGAAACAGAACCTGTCGTAAGCGCGGCGGTGGCAGTCGCACCGGTTCCGGCAGGCGTACTCAAGTTGTGAGGCAAAGCCGTGGTGATGTTGTTGACATTGCCGAGCGCGACAAAGGCTGGTATCGTCTTCACCAGCGAGCTTGTTCCGGATCCCACCGTTGTCAAGGTGATAGAATTAGCGCCGGTGAAAGCGTCATCCAGAGTGGAGTGAATCGTCACGGACTGCGGAGTCACCACTCGCACGTAGTAAGTGCTTCCTGCTACGAGCGGAGCCGGAATCTCTCCTCCCGCATTCGCCGCGGTGACAGCGTCTCCTGTCAAAAAGTTGTGAGGAACTTGAAAGTTCAACGAGGTCACTGGAGTAACAACCTTGAGAGCTCGGACTTTGAGATCGACTCCCGGCTCGTAAACGTCAATCGCGTTCGACGACGCAGATGCCGATTCTTGCGACTCATAGATTGAAAACTTGTCTGGCCCGTTTACTCGAGCCACATAAGTCGAGTTAGACGAGAGAGGAGAAGGAACTTGCGTGCCAAGAAACGTCACCAACCCAAAATCGACCAGCTCGCTGGAACCGGTTGTTTGAAACTGAGTTCGAGTTTTAACCGAACGCTTGTCCACGAACTCAAGAACCGATGCCGGCATCGTCGTGAGCTGAATCGCGCCTTGATTCGTGCGGGCGTCTAGACGAGAAACATGGAGCGACACACGGTCAGCGTCGACTGCTCGAATAAAGTACCGCGAGCCATTAACTAAGGGAAGAGGAATCGACCCGGACTTTAGAGCGACTTGAACTTCGGCACCGGTAGCGAGACCGTGCGCTGAGCTGCTAAACTCAAAGACGGGAGAAACCCTGAACTGTCGAACAAACTTGCGAGTTGTCGGAGCAGAATTCGGAAAAACCGTCTGAACAGGAAAAAGAATACCATCAATCCAAGTTCCGTCTTCAAGCTGATCCCGAAGAATGCGGCCATTAGAATCCTTACCTAGCGCCCTCAAAATCACGCTGGCGTCAACGGGGATGGCCGCAACAGCGAATAAAGGACCTGCCTCGATGATATCTTGAAAGCTTCCTGAGACTCCGCGATCGTCCCACGCCCAGCGAACGACTTGAGAGTCTAAAAGACCCTCGCCGTTGAGATGGTAGCGATAAAACTCATCGCGCATGAAAGCTGGAATTCCAGCAACCGAAACCGCCAAAGGAGTTTCCACCTCGCTTGGAAGCGAAACATGGCCATTCTCATCGGCGGCTTGAATGTCTAGGCCGCCAATGTTCGCGTTCCAGTCTCCTTCGTCTTGGAGAGCTTGAACGGCCAAAGCGATTCGCTGAAGAGCAAAAGACTTGTCGCAGCGCCCAAGAACTTCGACTGCGTGAGGCAGTAACTCCGAGACAAACACGTGCTATCCTCCCATGTTGGCAGCAGAAAGCGTAGAAAGCTCATCGCCGAATCCGGCGAGCGGATCCGAAGAACCAACCAGTTGACTCATTTTCTCATCAGCCGCTGCCGACTTTTCTTGCGCCTTGATTGTTGCGTCGGCGGCGTCGAGAGACTGACCAAAAGCTTTGACAAACTGCCGAGCCAAATCCAGGGTCTCTCGAGGAAGCTCGATAGACACCATGTCTTGTTGTACTGGAGCAGAAGGAGGAACAGCGCCAAGAGCGGAAAGAGTAGGATTCATAGGTGCTTAGTCTTCAGATTCTTCAGACTCTTCCGATTTGAGACCTGCTTCAATGGCCTTCATCGCCGAGTCGAGGTCGCCTGATTTGCTTGACGAAGTTTCCTTAGATGAGGAGAGCGGAGAAAGACTGTGAACCTCCAGATCCAAGCGACAGGACTTTTCGCCGTTGCGGTCAGTGACGGCTCGCTCAGTCACTTTGAACTTGATGATTGCTTCACCTTCATCCGGAAGATCAATGACTTCTTTCAGGTTTCCCATGTAGAGCGACGGATAGTGCATCTTCGGCTTCTCAGAAGACTCCGACTCTTTGTCTGGGCTGGACGCCAAGGCCGTTGGCTCGTCGTAAGTATATCCAAGGTCGTATGATTTAGTTTCCATGGGTTTATAGATACTCCAGATTGACAAGGTTGAACACTAGCAAAATCTCGCGATAAGAAAAAGTTGAATTTGCGCAGTCACCAGTTTGCAGGGTAACCCCGGCCGTCGACATGAACAAAGGTCGGATAAGTTCCAATCCCTCCAGAAAAAACGCCTTGCTGCCGGAAGCGGCGAAGCACGTCGCGCCACTCGCGAGGCGTCCCCTTCGCACACCGAAAGTCGCAGGCCATGAAGCGCATGTGGAAAGAGTTTTTCTCCCCGCCAATCGCTCGGTTGTAGGCCGGAGCGCGGTAAATCGAGAGCAGCGTCACCGGAGCGCCGACCTCGTCGCGAAATCTGTCTAGTGTGCGCAGCGCCGGGAGAATGTTCAGCCACAACTCCTCGGGCGGGTCGGTGTTCAATCGAAGCCGCTCGTCGCTGGCTCCCCGGAATAACACCTCGTGCGCCTTGAAATGGCGTATCTTGTTCTCATCGAGAAACGCTTGGAACTTTTGCTCGGTATTCATTTCGCGGGATGGGTGACAAGCCAAAATGTGCCGTCGTAGCACTTCTCAGAGAACCAAGAGTTGTGGTCGTGGTTAGAAGGGATTGTGCGAAGCTTTGAGTAGACGGACGAGTCGACGTTCTTCGGTCCAGTATAGCCGAGCCTGCCGTAACCGAGAAAAGAACCGATCTTGGCGATTGTGCGAAGCACGCAATCTCTCGCTCCAGTGTAGACGTGAATCGTGCCCACTTTTCCGTCCCGAAGAGCTTGGTTCCAGCCTCCGCGTTCAAAGTCTTCATCAGTCGCTCCGGCGATCAAATGTACTTCGCTGACGACACAGCCGAGATGCGAGAGCGCCTGCCGGATGACTTCGCATCCGTTGCTGTGGCCAACGAGAACAGGCGTGTAGCCCTGCTCGAAAGCCCGGTGCGCGAGGCTCGCGACGTAGCGTGCGCGTTCGTCCTGCCTCGACTTCGGCGTGATCGCGAGAGCCAAGTAGCGGAACTCCTCGGCCTTGGAATCCGTCTTGAGATTGATGTCGCTCGCCATCTTGACGGACCAGTTCGACCAGTCCTTCGGATTGGTTCGGATGCCGGGAAGCAGGATGTAGTAGCGGGCGCTCATTGCTTGTCAGGAAGGAAGGTCGGGCCTTGGTTCCAGTCGATCTCCGGGGCCTTGTAATACGCGCCCACCGTGCCGTAGCGCCCTCGGTCGCCGAGAGGCATCTCGCACGTTACGAGGAGCAGGCAGCACACGGTTAAAGCGGCGAGCTTCATCGGTCTTCGGCAATTCTGCGTTTGACTTCAACCTGCGTCTCGACGGCTTTGGTGAGTTCGCGGATCGCGGCGGCGTTCTCGGCTTGGACTGCGGCCATGCGCTCAAAAGCGACAATGACGCGGTCGTTGAGTTCGCTCATGTCCTCATAGACCTTCGCCGTCCCGATCAATGCGACCGCCGCAACGATGACGCCGACGCCCCACCGACCAGCAGCCCACAGCAAGAGCCCCGCGATGGTATTGGGAACAACGACCTCTTGAGGAGTATCTCGGTTTGCAATGGCGTGTAGTTCTTCTCGGCTCATGGGTAGAATGCGTCGTCGAGGTGCTCGCGGGACCGCGTGGCATTCAGCCAAGCGCGGGCCGTAGACATTGGGTCGCTCCAATCTGCGAGAAGCAGACGGTTGCTTTTCCAGTAAGAATCCCAGCCCCACAGGGAACCGCTAGAAAGCCGGTAAGTCGCGATTGCGTGCCCGCGCTCCGGCGTCTGGAAACTCAAAACTCTCGACGGGATGCGGTACTCTTGCAACCCGGCCACCATCGCCTCGGCCTCGGGCAAACAGGCGTTCTTGTAGCGGCCAGCAAAAGCGGGCTCAGGAACCCGTGCAGCACACCCGGTCAGCAAGAGAGCGAGTAGCATCCACTTCATACGGCCTCGACTTCTTCAACGGTTGTGGCAGCGGCCAAGTTGGCGGCGCGGATGACGAAGGGGGCAAGCGCAGCGACGAGGGCGGCTTGGGTCGCAGCGAGCGGCTCGGGAACTAAGCAGGTTTCTACGATTAGCTTTGCCTTCGCGATGTCCCCGATCTTCGCGGCTTCGTCGCTTGCGTCGAGCACAGGCTTGAACTGAGCCTGCACGCCAAGCGGAAGTTGAGAGAAGATCGCGAGCGTTGCGGCGCGGCCTTCGAGGTAGAGCTTGCGGGCCTTGGCTTGTTTGGCCTGCGCGACGATCTCGGCGACGTGGGACTCGATGTCTGAGGGCCATGCTCGCTCGCTTGCGGTGTCGGGGCCGTGGTTGCGCACGCGCACGATCCGGCAGCCACCGACGTTGAGTGTGCCTACGACGCGGAAACCGGGGCCAGCGGGCGCGACGTAGGTGACGACCGAGACGGTCTGGTTCGCGTTGCCGCCGACTGCCTGCGGGGCTTGCTTTTGCGGGTTTGCGAGCGCGGCTTGGTAAGCCGCGTCGATGGCTGCGTTGATTGCGGTAAGGTCCATAAGAATTACACGGGTTCGAGTCCGGCTCCGGCGTTGTAGAGTAGGGTGATTTCTTCGTCCGTGAGAGCGCGGTTCCAGATGCCCGCTGCGTCGATCTTGCCAACCCATTTGAGTGAGCCGTGGAGACTGAGCGCGGGAGAAAACTCGTCTGGGATCGGCCAAGTGAGTGAAGGGTCAACTTCAGTCAACACTTTTACTCCATCGACCCATAGGTCGATAGTCTTAGCCGACCGATGCGACACAACAGCGATGTGATACCACTGATCGGCGGACAACGCGCCAGCGGTCAACCCCATCGCTTGCGGATACACAGCAATATCCCACCCACTCGGTCCGGGCTTTAGGAACACCGGGGAATCACTCTCCGGCGTATTAAAAATGACATGCTCGCCAGAACCAGCCGACAAATACACCCACGCACTCAACGAAAAATTCTCTGATCCGATGTTGACTGAGCCAGATTGCAACCAGTTCGTGCCGTCAAACTCTGCCGCATCCCCGATTTTACCCGGGCCGAACGTCACGCCATTGTTATTCGTCAGCGTGTTACCGTTGCCGCTTGCGTCGGCGAGGTCGGAGAGCTTCCAGAAAGCAAGCAGCCCAGCAAGCGGAAACCCCGGATCATAAACAACGCCGGAGGCGTTGCTCGCAGACGAAACAGAAGTTCCGTTTGCGTTAGCAGCCGAAACCATGCACCGCACTTGCTTGTGCAGGTCTTGCGCTCCTAGCACGTAGGTCTGATTCGTAGCCCCCGCCACGTTTTGCCAACTGTGAATCTCTCCGAAGTTCCGGTTCGTAATGTTGAGTTCCCCGTTACCCCCGTCGCTTTCGGGTTCGGCATCTGGTTCGGTTTCCCAGACGACTCGGACCTTTGTGTCGTCGAAGACTTCGGCAAAGAGGATGCCCCCTGCGCTGCCCCAATCGTTGAGCAGATCGGCCAGCGCGATTGCGCCTTCGGCTTGGGTTTCCCACACAGCGGATTGGCTGTCAGGGCCGAGGAGTTCCCACTTAGCTCCTCCGGCGGCAGAAATGGGTTGAAGTTCCGTGACATTCCCGAATGGGACGACGGCGTTGCCATTGGAAAGCACAGCCGCAGCATCGCCGATGATCTCGACCTCAGTGATCGCGAGCGCCCGGCGCTGCCACTGATAGGAAAAGGCTGTGGGGTTTCCCGTCCACGAGCCGTTGGTCGCCGTGAGCGTGCTGCCCTGCGCGGGAGTGCCGGAAATCGTCGGCGCGACAAGGTTGATCGGTCGAGTTCCGCTCGCGAGGATGCGCCAGCCGGTATCGGCTCCGACATAGAGCAGTCGGAAGAATGTGCCCGCTGCATTATTGACGAAATCGACCTGCACTCCCTCAATGAGATGGCCGTTGCGAGCGACCACGATTGGATCACTGGCCCATTGACCGAATGCGTCGGCTACGTCGATCCAGTCTCCGATCTGAGGGGTGTTTGGCAGCGTGAGTGTAAGCCCGCCCAGCGCTGCGTAGGCAGACATTGGAAGGACGGATGCCGACTCGGTGAGGAGGGTGTAGGGTCCGCCAGAGCCTGTGCTCTGCTCAACCCAGGTCGCTTGTCCAGGAGCAGAGTTAACGCACACCCACCGCCGAGAACCGAAAATCCAAAGAGAACCGCGGCGAAAATGTTGATTGGCGTCATCGTAGGACGCCGGAGGACGAGAGGCCTGCAGATTATTGCGGCGATAGACGGAAGTCGCTCCACCGGCCTCGAGCGTGAAATCTCGTATCTCCGTGGCGCCGCTGATTACCGTGGAAGGAGCAAGTTTAGATCCGGAAGACATGAGAAATTGAAAGTTGAAACTGAATTTCCTGGATGGTTAGATTCTTAGCCCTCGCGAACAGATGTCATGAGCTACAACCATCGCGCTAAGAAGAGCTAACCATCCAGGAAAGAGTTCAATCAGTGTTGAATTAGAGTCCCGTCGAAGAACTCAGGCAGGTTTCCAACCCCGTATCGAACGGGCAGCGCTCGTAGGCGAAGGGAACCACCGCGTGGGGACGAATCGGCTGGTATGCGCGACTGATCTGGTAGATGTGTTGACCGTAGTCAAGGAACAAGTTGCAGTCGTTGTCGCGTTGAGCCACCCACTCGAGCTCACCCATGTGCAGCTGCGGAGCGAACTTGAAGGATCCTTCTCCAACGTACCTCTCGGGAGTCAACCGAGAGAAGCTTTCTCCGGCGACCAAGAAGCCAATTTCGTACTTCGCCTTGACCCACGCCGGATTACGGCGGGCAGCTTTTCCGTTGGTTGCGGCCACTCCAACTTCGGGCTCAAGGAGCACGGGATTGCCGTTTCCGTCGAGAACGTTGAAGCGCAGAGGCTGCGAGTCGACGCCGAAGGCAAAACCCCGGTATCCCTTGAACTGATAGCCGGCGATGGACTCCTCGCCGAGCTTGAAGGATCCCGTGGTGAGTGCGATCAGGTCTTCCTTGACGTCCGCGTCGTTACGGAACGACTCGATTTGGTCGATGGAGGCGAGCACCATGAAGAAGTCACCTTGTGCCGTGCCAAACGGATCGGCAAGAAGATCTTCACGGAGCACAGAACCCAAGCGGTAAAGCGACTTGAAGCTCATTTGCGCGTCCGGGAGGGCCGCATAGAACTTCGTGTCGACTTGCTGGGCGTCGCCGGTGATCAGGTTATCGAACGAGACTCCCTTCTTGGCCAAGAACTTGACGCCCGAGCGGAACAGAAGAGTCGCCCGGATGTCGGCGTTCATGATCTTAAGGATGCCTTTCTCCAAGGCCATCTGAGCCTGGAGGTAAGCGCCCTTGAAGGCCGTGCGGCTCGTCTTGATGCAGACGCGAGGACCGCGACCGCGGAGAGACTGGAGCTGGTATTGGTACTCAGTCGAACCCACTTCATCGGCATCGGCGCCGGTGCCGCAGAGTTCCACGTCGTTAGTGAAGGTGGGATTCGCAAGACTCGACTGCATGACAGCCTGCTCTTGAACCACCGAGCGGACCACCTCCGAAACATTCGGAATAGTTCCGCCCTTGAGGACGTTCATGTAGGGAGACTTGCGAGCGAGAACTTTCGCGATCTGCCCAACGATTCGGTTTGCATCTTTCGTGGCAAAGTTTTGCACGGCCGAAAGATCGATACATTCATTAGCCATAACGATTTCTTTCTTTTTGAGGTTGAAGCTGACGGTTGTCTACTCTTCGTCCTCGGCACGTTAGGACTGATTGCGGCCTGTGCGTCTTACACTAACACTCTAAGACTGAGTAGCTCGTGCGTGAGCCATTCGATGATGTAGCCTATAACTCGGAAAAGGCCGACAGGTAAACAAAAAAATTCTACTTGAGCAAGATTTCGCGAGCGTGTTCTCGAGCCGACCCGTCTTTGATTCCGTGCAGCCAAGAAGCGCCAGACTTTTTCCAGCGCAGAAATTCTTCTCGAGCGATAGAAGGAACTTTCCAAATGCTTCGGATGTGATGCGTGTCCGCCCATCCCAGAGACTCGAAGACTGGAGCGTGATGAGTATCCCATCCTTCATGTTGCCCGCAGCCGACCAGCGAAGAGTGAAGCGAAACCAGTTTCACATCAAACAACGCATTTCCATTGATGTGCCCGCAGTGTGATCCGCTATTGAGCCAGTGTCCAACTACCACAGCGTCAGGATGCTCGTGCCAAGCTTTACACAGGCGAACATCCCAGTCCAGCGCAAGAGGAACAGCATCTCCTTCGGTTGTGAGAACGGCGGAGTAGTCCATCTTGCGCGTGCGATGAAGCTCGTGCACCCAGTGCATCAAGTCATGCCAGACTCCATTTGCTCCGGCAGGATAGCCGATTTCGCGACGGCGGGTTCGATGAACCCAAACGCGATCGAAGACTTTTTCGAGATCTTTGCAGAGACCGAAGTGAAAGTTGCGGCAGTCAAAGCGCGTCACCAGAGCGATGTCGCTATACTGATACCGCGTAGAAGCAGGAGCGAGCTCAATGAGAAGGCGAGCGAGATCTTCGCTCTCTTCAATGTCTCCTTCCCATGCCTGAATTGCGGTGAGAATCTTTTTCATGTTATATCGAGTTGAAGTTTGACGTGTGCAGTCCGTACACCGCGAAACCGACATGCGGCACATGCAAACGCGTATCGACATACGGTTGGATTCCGCACTCACGAGCGCGGGCGCAAAATGCGATATCCTCTCCGCGACCGTCCGTCATCGGCTGAAAGAAGTTCCAAGGCATTCCAGACTGAGAAGGCGCGAGTTCTGGAAAACGTTCTTGCATGAGCTCGAAAACTTTTCGAGAAACGAGCAGGCAGCCGGTCCCGACCCAGTCGCATGGAAGAATGGTGTCTCGGAACTCCGCCGCCAACTCGCGATAGCGAGAATCAGTAGAGAGCGAGTTGACAGAACCCGCTGACGGCTGACGACCAAAGTACGTCGCACCAACCAAATCTCGGTTGTGGCTCAACAAACGGTCGATCGTCTGCAGTCCGGCAGAAGAATCTGGGAAGTTTGCAGGAAGCCGGCACATCTGCCGCAAGAAGGACGGACGGCCGATGGGAATGATCATGTCATCGTCGATGAAGAGCATCCACTTGGCGTCAGTAGCCAAGAACTTCATCGCCAGACGATTGCGGGCGTGGTAGATCATTCCATCTCCAAGCTCCATATCGAACCGGACGCGCTCTTTGCCGTAATCGAGAGCAATGGCCGCAAGAGTCCAAGCGGTCGCCGGATTCGTGAACTTGTACGACGGAAATGCAACGAAAACGTCCCTTCCGGTCCACTCGTCTAGAAACTGGCGCAACGCGTCCTGCGAATTCGTTTCTACGGGCGTCGTAGAGTCATCCAGGTTGGACGAGGCGTGACTTTCTTCCTTCGAGTGCGTGGTTTCTCGGTCGACTGGAATGGGACTCTCCTCGAGACTCGAGGTGACTTTCCGCTTGATTTTGAGTTTGGATGTAGAAGCCATGGGTCAAAAAGATTAAAGATCCGACTCTGCGGCGCTCAAACCGCGCTCCACCGCTTCTTCGTCCGACAACTTGGCCTGCGAAGAAGCCGCGTCTTCTGCTGTTTTCACCGCGGGGCGAGAAGAAGGCAGACGAGAAGCTTTGCGAATCTGAGAAAGCTCGGCTTCGAGTTTCTTGCGGGTCTCAACTTCGGCGTCATACTGCTTCTTCAGGCCCTCCAGCGCGTTAGCCAGATGGATGGAAGCGGCAGCAGCAGCGGCGACTTCTGCTCGAGACTTCGGGTTCGCCGGGTAGAGGGCTTGCTTGAAGTTGGCTTCGAGTTGTTCCACGCTCTTATTGTGCTGCTCGATTTCTTCGCGTTCTTTCTTGCTGGCATTCTCTGGAATCTCTCGATAGCGAGCCCACGGAGTGTCTTTCGTGAGCGCGTCGAGATGTTCTTCGATTTGAGTCTGCTCAGCTTCGAAACGCTGTCTCTCTTGCTCCTCTTGCGACTTGAGATAGGACTCGCGATCTTCGGCGAACTTTCCAAGCTCTTTTTGACGCTGCTCGGCAATGTCCACGCGCTGAGCGAGACGCTGCTCCAACCGAGTGCGATCGATGGCGGGAAGCTTCGACAAGATCGCGGAGTCCCACCACTTCGGATCCACGCGATCGAGTCCGATTTCACGGAGCTTGTCGGCTTGCTCTTTCGGCAGACCGCGCTGTTGCAGAAGCTCGAACACCGACTCGTCAACGGCGCTCAGCTTCTCATCAAACTGCTTCTTGAACTCTGGATCGTTCTCCGTGTCGAAAATCTTGCGGAACCGACGGAGCTCGGTGAGTTCTTTTTCCACGGGCTCCGGAAGAGCGCGAGAAGTGGTCAGTTCGGCAACTCGGGCTTCGAGCTCGTCCACTCGAGCAGCCTTAGTCTTGAAGTGCTTTGCGACTTCGCGCAGTTTGTCGAAGTTGACAAGATTGCGCGGGCTGACATTCGCTGGAGCCTTGATCGCGTCCAAATCAAGCTCCTCGAGATCCTTCTCACTGGACTTCTCCTCAGGCTTTTCTTCAGGCTTCTCCTCAGGCTTTTCTTCAGGCTTCTCCTCAGGCTTTTCTTCAGGCTTCTCCTCAGGCTTTTCTTCAGGCTTTTCTTCAGGCTTCTCCTCAGGCTTTTCTTCGGGCTTTTCTTCGGGCTTTTCTTCGGGCAGAGGATCATCGTCCAGTCCGGCGAGACGCATCGCTTCGTCGAGAGAATTGATGTGCTCGTTGGTGGGAACTTCGGTTGACTCCAGATGGAGATCGTTGGGGATCACGGAATCAGTGACGGACGCGGGTGCGGTGGACTTTGGCATAGGATGGTTGGGTTGAGATTACATTTCTCTGAAGCCAGGATCGACTGGCGTCGGAGGTTGCCGTTCTTTAAGCGAAAGAATGAAGTCCACAGCCGCTTCGTAACCAGCACGAAAACAAGCGAGCCGCGAAACTGCGTTGTCGTCATTTTTCAGAGCGATGTCGGGGGTGATCGCCGCGGGACATCCGTTCATCGCTGTTTCTTTGAATTTTTGAGGCGAAACGCGACTGAAAAAATCGCGAGTCGCCACACTATCTTCGGGTTTCCACTGGTTGCTCATGATACGTAAAACGTGGTCGCCGAGGTTCAGGACGAGACTACCCCTCGAGGCGGAGTCGGACGAACGGGATCGGCCACGGATTGAATTGACTGCTGGGGAGCCGGGACCAAGCTTGGCATTGGCGGAGCATCTTGCGCGACTTCCGTGGCTGGAACTACTCCGGGTTGAAGAGCAGAAGCAGTGGCTTGGTAAGCTTGTTGATCCACAGGCGGAAGAGGAATTATTTGCTCGAGCTGAGCGAGTAGGGCTTGAGCGTCGGCGAGTTGGTCGGGAGGAACTCCTTTCTGCGTCGCGGATTGAACGTGCGCAGTCGTGTGCTCGGCCACGGCGATGAAAAACTGTTGGCTGGTCAACAGCGGATTCACCTGCAGATTTTCGAGCATAGGAAGAACTCGCGAGACGATCACCGCCAAATGCACGACGTCGTCATCTGTGGGATCGACTGGCATGCTAGCGAAGTCATTCAGCATGGAAGTCAGCTCCATCAGCTGTGTGCGCTGCTGCTTAAGCGGGCTCAGCGGATTCAAGTCGACGTTGAGCAATCGTTCGGCGGCTCCTGCTCCGAGCTTCGACGACAGGTGACGGCGTTTAAGCTCAACGGCATCGACGAGAGGGTCTGCCGCGTAACTTGCAACCACCATATCGAGAATGCCGGACTGCGATGCGATGGCGTCGTCAACGTTCGCGCGGCTGGAGGTATTCGCGAGAACGAGTATCTCAGGACCCGTGAGTCCTTCAAGAAGCATCTCAGTAACGCACTTCACCGCATCGGCGTCGAGTTCTTCAGGAATTGAAGCCAAGAAAAATTGCTCGGCATATCCTGCTTGGGTAAGCGCTTGGTAAAGTTCGGCGTCGTAAATAATCTCGGCAGAATTACTCAGCGCGCGGTACTCTTGGACAATCGCCTCGGCAGCTGCAACGTTTTCAGGAAGACAAATACGGCGCTGAATCTCGTCGATGCTGTTGAATGTCTGATCCGCGTAGCGGGCAAGTACTCCGGCTCGAATCTGAGCGTCGATGGACGCGACATAGTTGACTTCGGAGGCTGTTCGTCGCTCGCCCGCTTCGTTGACGATTTGGCCGGGCATGAATGCGCCGACTTGAATCTCAGCTTGCGAAGTAGAATGCCGGTCAAGAGCGAAAAAGGCTTCGGAGTTGACTTCAAACTTGACGTTCTCAACTACGTCATATCCATCGCCAAGTACCGCGAAAGGATGATTGACAGAGAGTCCTGGAGTTTCAGTCGCTCCGCTTCCGGCTTTGGTCGTGCGCTTGAGCAGCAAGAGACCAGAAAGATGAAGCGCGTCGTTGATCAAGTTGCGAGACTGTTCGACCGAGACGTGCGTGTTGTAGAGAGTTCGTCCTGCTCCGCGCGAACCGTGGAGAGTACGATCGCCGACCTCGGCAGAGAACAGAGCAAGAATGTGCTCCATCTTGGCGTAGCGGCCACGCCGGAAGAAAAGTCCTTTGCCGTCGTCGCGGTCAAAGATGTAGTGATCCACTCCGCCTTGAGGATTCTGCACGAACAGATGCCCGGTCTTTACGACGCGAATAGTGGAAGTGAAACTCGAAGCCAGGTTATTCTCGCGAATGAGGTCTTCGTAGACTCGAGCGTTTTCGTCTGTGCTTTTGTCATCGAATTGCTTACTCGCCGAGTTGAGCTTCGCGACCAAGGCTTTCACTCTCCATCCTGCAGCTTCAGCAGCTTCGGGTCTTTTGAGAATCTCCGCGATTTCGTCGACGTAATAGTCTTTCTTGCGGGCCCAGGTTTTGCACTCCTTCGCAAGCTGCGGACAGCCGACGTAGAACAAGGCTTCGTCTTGGCGGCAGAGCTCCGGCTTCCACGAGTAGTCATCGTTCCACGTGACGGCTGCGTAGCCGTAACCGACATTCTCATCAATGAGCTGTTGTTGATAATCGGACCAACCAGACCAAGAGCGAATGGTGTCGGTAATCTTTTTGCGGAAAATGTCTTGCTTCGCTTCTTTGTCTTGCGCGCCTGGAAACCGAGAGAAAGTTAAGAGTGGAAGCTGGTCCACCATCTGCTTGTAGGGAGGAGCAATGCGCTTGAGCATCGCGGACATGAAGCCGGTCGGGCGATTGCTTCTCCACGACTGACCTGCCGCTTTTAGTTTCCGAGGATTCCAAGGTTGCTCATTGTTGATCTTGCGAGCGATGGCTGCGTTTTTGCGATTCCTCTCCTTGTTGTCCTGGACGAAGTTCTTGTAAATCGCATGCGCCTGCGTAAAACCAATCACGCCAGACTCGAGCTCGAGTGTCTCGGGGTTGATGACGTTTTTTGACTCTGTCAGATCGGCAGACATAGCAAATTACCAGAGAGCTTCAGGGCAAGACTCGGTTGAGAAAAGAATTTTTGCGCGAATGAGGCATAAACACTTAGAACATTGGACACCATCTCGATAATCGCAAGAATCGCAGATGGACAATCTTTTTTTCTTGGTAGCAGCATCTACGAAGGCGCTCTCTCCATGCGAAACTTTCTCAATGATCCGTCCTGCAGCCTGCGCAGCGGTCTTGAAAGCCTCAGGTTGAAGTTTCATCGCAGCCAGCAGTGAGATGGAAGATCGGGGCTGCTCGCGAGATTGGAGCGTCGCAGCCACACGGCGGCTCGATTTTCATGCCCGAGAATTTGACAAGCTCGCAGTTTCTTTCCGGGACGAGTATCTTGTCCGCAGCGTAGAATCGTGGACATGCGGTTGACGGCGTCCACGCAGGTGGAGCAAGAACTGTTCCAGCGAACGTTGTAAGGACAGCGCGAACAAATCTCGGCGCGTCGCTCAGCTTCCGACTTCAGTTCGAGATTCTCAATGGAGTGGTTTTCAATGCGAGAATCGAGCCACTCGAGCATGCGATCCGTGAGCGTGACGATTTGCTTGGGAAGCGAGTACTTGACTTCCACCGTGACGGAGGCTCCAGGAACCCGATGGCACATGTGCGGAAAGTTTGAGCAGATATACTCCTCAACTTCTGCTTCGACGTCGCCGATGGGAATGACGTTGTCTGCCCGGAACTTGATGACTGCTTGGATCAGCTGCTGATACGAGTTGGATCGCAGTGGAGAGGGAAGCGGTTTTCCTGTGCGGTCCAGCACGGGAAAGTGCCAGCCTCCAGGCATCACAATGGAATCAATCACTCGGCTCATCGTCGATTTCTTGGTCGTTAGCTTCTTGGAATAACGTAAGAATGTGCCACTGTAAAATGCCAATGACTTCAACGTAGGTTAAGTTGAGCTCGTCACGAGCGTAGTCCACAGCGCCTTGAACTCGGTCGCTGACGATCCTCATTTGCTGTTCGCGGTCCACGGTGCTCAATCTGATGTGACGTCCATGAACTCAAGCTCGTCCACGATTCCATGGCGCGCAGCAGAAGCAGGAGCGATCCTGCGTTTGATGGGATTCTCCACAAGAAGACCGGAGATTCCCACGTTCATACGGATGCCGTGGACTCCAACGAGCAGCGAATCGAAATGGTCTGGCGATTCGCCGTTATGGCGCTTCTTGAAGTCTTTCTTGGACTCCAATCGAAGTATCCCTCGACCTTGTTGCTGGTAGTGACGGGTTGTGCTCTGCTTTTCGAGTTTGTTCCAGTTGATGCCGGGATTGAGTTTGAGTAGATCAGCTTCGATGAACTTGCGCACGGCCCACGCCATCTCGGTGATGATGTCGTAATATCTCTCAGCGCAGGTCTCTTCGTCATCGTCAAGAATCTTGGAGTCTGTCGCGCTCCAACTGAACATGATGCCAAACACTTCGGGCCCAAACAAACTCTTGAGAGCGTCGTGGATTCCTGTGGCGTTACCCGTGCGGTCCGTGGAGAGCCACTGCGGCTTGACACCCATGTCGCGGCAGAGACGCCGAATGGACTCGGCAGCTGGAATCGTGTCTTTCTTCTCAAGCGGAAGCTGCTGCTCTACTTGGATGACACGGCGCTCGGTGGCGAATGGGTGGAATACTCCATTGAGATCCGTCCAACCAGTTGAGTTTCCTGTTCGCAGCAGCGTGAAGATCATGGAGTCATTGCCTTCGAAGGCAGGATCCAACCCAGCAGCGGTGATGGTAGGACCGCTGAACACGTAAAGTCCTTTTGATCGAGCGAACGACGCCGTTGAGACGATGACGATCTGAGCAGACTGCTCGGGAAACCAACCGCGGGCCATCGTATAGTATTCGGGATTGTCGAGTCCCAGCTTGAGCAGCCGCTCGAATCCTTCCCACGTTTGAAGACCTGGAAAGACGACTCTTTTCTGGTCGACATTCTCGCACTTCGCTCCGTCTAATCGAACGACGTTCCAACCAGAAGCAGCTTCCCAAGTCTCGTGGATGTCGATGTCGACAGAACCCCATCCGCCTTTCGGCTCTGCAAGTTGACCAAACTTGCTGTTACGATCCTTCGGGTTGGTTGCGGCGAAGACTCCGACATGCGAGTCAGTAGACTCCTCAGTCAACAGAACGTTGTTGACATCTTCCCAGACTCCTTCAGGAATTTCCTCTGCTTCGTCGAGGAGCAGGAACACGCGACTAAGCTTTCCAAAGCGTGCGTGCTCAACTGGACGTGGGACGGGGTGAAACCCTCGCAGTCGTCCTTTGCCTGTGTCGCCCTGAGGAATCGAGGCCAAATGGATTCCTTGCTTCTCATCCTCGTTGACTTTGATGGACTCCGACTTGACGTCCAGATTGGGAATGGGCACGATCGTGGACTGCAGCAGACTCTTGAGGTGAGCGAAGATGTTGGTGACCGCGTGTGAGCGAGTAACTGACATCACTTTGATGCAAGTCCATTCAGGATCCCGCATGAACTCGAGGCCGAAGTAGACGGCACCGGAGTAGCTCTTAGAGAGTGATCCGCCACCCATGACGAGATTCTTCGCATGCGCTTTGAGAGCGTTCCACACCAACTGCGTGCAATGCGGTTCTGGTGTAAACAACTCAGGTCCCCACGCGATGAGGGCTGCGGCTTCATAGCACTCGACCTCTAACATGCGCTGAATGTAACGCCACACAAGAAACTCGGCGTCTTGGAAAGTCAACTCAATTTCGCCGCCTTCTGGACGTCTCTTCGTGTAGTGGCGGATGATGTGCTCGGCGACGTCGAAGACTGCTTCCTGCTTGTCAAGGTTCGCAGAGTAGATGCGGCGCAGAACATGTGCTCGCTCACAATACTCACGAGAAGTCAAGACCATTCCTGCTTGCCGCTGCTGGTCGAGGGTGAGTACTTTATCAGGGGTGACGGATCCGCGCACGCCTGTGCGATTGTAGTGCAATTGCCGACCTTTATTCGCGCGCCAGGCCATGAGGATTGTTTGAGACTAGTCCAGGGATTGAGCAAGATCGACGACTCTTGGAGAGACGTTGACGTCCACGCGCTCTGTGAGCTCACCAGCGAGTTTCGCGTCCAATTGAAGAGCGGCGAGTTTATCCACGCTCTTGACGACGTCTCCATGCGGAGTAGGACGAATCTCCGAAGCTAAGTCAGAATGGATGTGGATTTCGCCGATGGGAGTTCGTACGGCTCGGGCGAGGAAGTCGCGTTTTTCGTCCAAGCTCAAGAAGCGATCACTCTGTGAGCGAGCAGCGAGTCGTGCTTTGAGCTCAGCGACATAAGCTTGGACTTCCGGCTTGCGGATGAGCTTAGTGGCTCGATTGGCCGCCATTCCGCCTCGAGCTTTCTCGCTGGCCACGTTCCATGACGCGCAGTGCTGTGGAAAAGCTGCGAGATACGCACGATAGAGCGGATAACCATCGAGAACGTGCATGTCCACGAATTCTCGTTGCTGCAGAGTCAAACGTTGTGCGGCGCGGGATAGCATAACGCCGGCAAGATACAACTCGCGAAGCCTGCAAGTAAAACAGACTTATCTGCCGAGAAGGTGCGAGGCCATCGCGATCAACGGCGCGTCGCAAGTCATGTTGGTCCACTTCCAGTCTGGCCAGTATTCTTGAGCGAGAGCTTTGAGTTGTTTCTTTCGAATCGCTCTATCTCTACTCCGAGCAGAACGAGGTAGAACTCGGTTCATCCAGTATTCTGGAGGAGGTTGATAAAAACTGAGAGTAGGTTTCTCAATCAGCTGGTACATCAAGATGGCTCCGCGAATCAACGCGTAGTTCTCGTGCAGAACGGACATGATGGCCGCGGATCGATTTTCGCCAGCAAACTTGGGGATCAACTCCATATACACTCTATCGCAAGCAGAGCATACCTCTCGGCAGACGCGCACAATCTCTGAGTCCGTTTCAGGCATCTTCCAGCCAGAAGTCACGCGGTACGCTCCATTCTCTACTGAGAGCATGACGATTCCGCCTCCTTTTCCTGGATCTACCCCGCAGATGTTCATGTTTCGGACACTATCTTACTTCGCAGTAAACCAGCACTCAAAATTACTTAGCAGAAAAATAGTTTGTAACATAGGATGTGCACGGACTAAACTTATGTGGGAGTTTTTAGAAATATAGGCTGAATAGGGGGGTTGAGTAGTGTGAGCCCCCCTGTTCTGACCATGTTTCGAAAAACCGCCAATGAAGTTTGGTCAACTCACATCGCTATGTTACAAAAAACCAGAAAACTCAACTTGAAGCCCGTATCTGACCCTGTTCCAGGGACTTATACACTTCTTCCAGAAAATACACAACCCGGCGAGCTCGTAGAAACTGCGTCCGAGGAGTACGAAAAGGCCTGCCAATTGGAATCCGATGCCCTCGAAAGGCTCAATTTGGCCAAGCAATCGCTGGTCGCCTTGCGAGCGGAACACACCCGCCAAAAGGCCAATTTGGCCCAAAAAATCGCAGACGAGACACAGAAAGCCAACGTTTTCGTGCTCGAGTGCCGTGAAAACTTCCTCCGATTTCAGAAACTTCGGGGCAAACTGCGCCGTCAAATTGGTGATAAAACCATCGCGCAGGAGGTCGCTTTGGCCAACCGGTTGAGCCGAAATGACAAACTTCATGCCATTCGCATCGACCTTATTGACGTCAAAGCTCATTTGCGGCAAATCAAGGCTCTTTCGCGCCGTGGAGTGTCGCTTTCCAACGATCCTCGTCTTGAAGAATATCTTCCTCATCGACTCAAGGGAGAGTCCATTCCTAATCTCTTGACCCGATTGTTCCGCCACTTCGAGAAGAAGCTTCTTGAGCTGGAGCGAGAGTACGTGCGGGCGAAAGCCGGGCCGATCTACAAAGAGTCGGCCGCGAGAGACATCTTCCCTGCGAAGCCTTCTAAAGCAGTTGAAGAACCTTCTCCCGCGCATAGCCACTTCGACGCTGAGGAAGTTGCGAAGCAGCTGCGCAAACACAAGGCTCCCAAGATTGACGACCTGCCCGTGAAGCTGACCATCTCAAAGAAAAAATAATTTTTTTGTGTACATGGCAGCTTGCTACGGATATAGATCTACTCGTCATGAGCAAACCATCTACTTCTCACGTGGAAGGATTCTTTCGCGGCGCAAGCCCGAGAATCGGAACCATCAAGCAGGATTATCACGCGGCGATCCTCACCGGTTTGGGATTCTCTTCTCGAGCCATCGCCGAGAGGTTGTCCATTCCAAAGTCCCGAGTCACGCGTATCTCTTCCATCGTTGGAATCTCTTGCCGAGGCTACCGCGACATGCTGTCTCCTGCGAGTGCGTCCATTGCGAATATGGCCCTCAAAACCCGAGTGACGGAGCTGCAGGTTGAGAAATTCACTGGCCATGTCATCTCCCGTTTGCTGGGCGCTCGACTCTCCCCGGACGGTCTCACCCTCTACAAGCCATATTGAAACTTGACAAAAACTTTCAGTGAGCGCGAATAAACTTACAAACCGGAGCGCACTCGTCGTGGGCTCGCAATGCCGAGGGTCGGCGAGCATCTGGCCCTGCACCCCTTCTCAGGGGTCGACTGAAGAGCGAAAGCGAAACGCCAAACGGCGTCTCGTGGAGTGGACCCAGCAGGGGAATAACCTGTCCACCCGCCCTCGGCACCTTGCCCCGCGACGAGTGCGCTTCTTAAGTTCATTCCGCGTTCCCACCCTCTACAAACCGTAATCATGATTGGCGAAGATTTCTTACCTCTACCGGACTCCTTTGAAAAAGTCCTGACGCCTGAGAACCGAGTTCCTCTCGAGTTTCTTCCAGCTCATTGGCTTTTCATCGTCTTGACTAACGCATCTCGCAATGAGTACGCGTTCACCTACGGCGGTGAGCTTCATGTCAACTGGGAGAGTTCATATATCCATCACTTCTCTTCCACGAGCACAGGAATTCCTCCAACCTGCATCCAGATTGAGTGTCCTAATGGTCAAGTGATCGCCGTCAAGATTACTAGCATGCGGGAAAAGAAAGTCACGCCTGTTCAATCCTCGAAGCCTAAGACGACAAAATCTCCGGCTCCGTCATCCCACTTTGCTCAAGCTGCGCGCGCGGAAGCAGCCGAGCAATCCACAGAAACTCCGCGCAAGAAACTCACTCTCCGCCTCAAGCGAGACGGATAGCAAGAAAGGAAACTCGTACACATACCATGTACCCCGACGAAAACACACCTGCAGCCTCCAAGGTTGCCAAGCCCAAGAAACCCACCAAGAAGGTGGCCGAGAAGAAAGCGGTCGAGAAAAAGACCGCCGACGTCGCTGCCGAGAAAAAGCAGAAACGCGCCTCTGCGGAGAAGTTGCCCTACAACTTCCGCACCCGCTCGCTGGCCCGCGCTCTCATCAACGCCGTGGACGGCGAAGACGAGAAAAAGGAAGCCCGCAAGGCGCTGAAGGAAGCTCGCACGTTCGAGGAGACTCGCACGGCCGCTCTCACTCTCGTCAGCAAGGCTGACTTCGAAGCCCTGGTGGAAGCCTGGTTCGACGCAGGCGAGGAGAAGTCCAAAGACTAACCTCGACTCTGAGAATCTGGAGTTTGGGCGCTTCGAGACCACGTGCGCAAAGCGGCACTTCAATCGCCGCGCTCAAACTCCTTCTCAAGTCTCAACTCTTTCTTCTCATGGCTCGACGAAAAGGCTACATGTCTCCGGCTGCTCGAAAAGCAGAAATCGCTCGGATCCGCAAGATCCTTTCTTCCTCTACCCTTCGCTTCACAGCAAAAGAAATCGCCAGTCTCAAAGGACGTCTCGGCGGTCTCCTTGGAAAAGGCAAACCCTCCCGCGTGTATGCCGGAAAACGCGGAGCCGAAGTCAAATACGGCAAAAAATACTTATGAGCCTTTGCGTTGAACTCACGATCCCAGAAGGTTCATTTTACGTCAAACCTTCGGAGTGCCATTTCAAGTTCTCGTTCTACGACCAAGGTATTGGAGCCTACCAGTACGGCAGCCAACTCTGCTACGACCGTGATATCGTTCCGCTGTTGGAGGAGCTGGTGATTCCCGTGGCGTACGACGAAAATGACGAACCTGTGCGAGACCCCGCGATTCTTGCGAAGTTGGTTGACGCGGCGTACAAGAAACCAATAGACTGGAAACCCTCTGAAGACTTATGAAAGATATCCTCGCGCACTTGCTCATCCTTCTCGCTGTCGTGATTTTTAGTCTACTTTCGTGGGTGTTCTTTTCCTGCATGGAAGCGGCCGCGTATAACCGTATCACAAACTCCAGCGTCACCACGTGGGACGCTATGTGGGTCGAGCTTAGAGTCACACCATGACATTCCACAATCCCGATAACCTGCGTCCTGAACAAGTTGATCCCGACAACGAAGGCTGGCGGCTTCTGACTGTCGAAGAACTCGACAATCCACCGGAAGACACGGAATACTGGGCGGGGGCACAAACAGCCCCGCAGTGGTCACCAAACCAAGAACGAGCCAAGATCAAGTCTCGGGCTATTACCTATCGCACTAAGGCTCTATTTCCGCGAAAGTCCCAAAGTGAAATCCGAGAAGACGGCAAGAACGTAGTAGAGCATTTGAAGGTCGCATTGACGAAGGATTGTCCACCCTCAACCCCGGTTTCTGCTGACGACGGTCCAGGCGAGGAAGACGGTCCTTGGGCAGAAGGATGGAATGAGCGAGCGGCTAAGTCGCCGGACATTCAAATCACCCCGCCTCTTAACGACGGCGGCCCTGCGTTTCCGCAGCCCGACACCTACCCCCCAAACGACCAAGTGCAACACGGCTCCCCCGGTATGTCCCTGCGGGACTACTTTGCGGGGCAAGCGTTGATCCGACTGATTTCAAGTGCTACCGACGCATCCGCCGTGGCTACACACGCGTATGCCATAGCAGACGCAATGCTCGAAGCCCGGAAAGGCGGTGCGAAGTGAACCGCGACGAACAACTCCAACGCATCCGCGCCCGCTGCGTCGAGCTTCTAGCAATCGCTGAGAAGCGGACGCCGGGGGAGTGGGCTTACTATCCACAAAATAGCGGATTCCCTACGGTATTTGGTGACAAACTGATGCTTATCTCTCCCGTGGCGCGAGTGACCAACAGTGACGCCACCTTCATCGCCGCCTGCGCTGGCCCCGCCGAAGCCGGATGGAAAGCGACGATTGCGGCGATTGATGGGTTGCTTCATTACTCTGAAACAGAGTCACTAATTCATGGCGATGGCGGTGCAGCGGCGGATGCCGCAATCGACGCCATCCTCGCCACATGGGAGGGGCTGGTATGACAATCACTCTCCATCTCGGCTCATGGTTGGTTCCAGCCTCCCTATCTATTTTCGCTGCCGTCATGCTGTTGTGGGCGTATGCTGTCGATAGACGAGCGAGCGGATATACGCAGGGGATTCTTTGCTTTATCGCCCTGTGCATCTGCCTTCCTTTAGCTGTAGTAGCGTGGGTTGT